CATAGCAACGTACCACATTACATCGCCGCACTCTTTCTTGAGGTGCTCTAAGTCTATGCCTTTTTCGTGGAATATGCCCTTTTTAACGAGGTCTGATACCTCGCCAGCTTCGCCAGTTAAACCTAAGACACCATTAAGAAGTCCTGCTATGTCATTTATGTTGCTACACTTAGCATTGCTTTCTGTTATAGGACTAAGTGGAAGCTTGCCAGTTAATTCAATATATAATCTACGATATGCCTTTTTATCGTTAGTACGCATAGCCAATTTTTGGTATTCATTGCCCTGCATTTATAACTCCTAACTCTTTTTTATTTTTTGAAATTTTTTTGGAATTTACTCAGCTGAATTAGCCGTTTTCTGATGTGCTTATTGAATATCTTGTGATTAATTAATATGTGTCTATTATACACCTAATTAGCTTAAATGTATAGATGTTAATTGGATTATTTTTAATTAAATATATAAGTGATTTATTGGTATTAATTATATGATTAATGGTTATGTGTTATTTATATATAATTATATAATATGTGTATTATGTGGGTAATAATAATATAAATATATATTAATATATAAGGACTTTTTGTTATTTTGGATAATTGAGTGACTTAGTTGGGGCGTGTTCCGAGGACAAATAAACCCCCTCCGCCCTCGTCTATGTAATTGTGTCTATTTTATGCCATATTCTCAAATAATTAACACAATTAACACCATATCCATACTATAACGCCGATAAACCTTAATTTATCAGCGTTATATAAATACTTATTACTCACAAACCCAGTATTTAAGCGGTTTGCAAGCTGTTTAAATTGTGTCTGAATTGTTTACAGCGTTTATCTGCTGTTTATCCGTTAATTGTGTATTATTTTGGTTTAATTGCTGGCGTATTTCTGCAGCTGTCAGCGCTGTTTTTGTGGTGCTTTCTCTACTCACGCCGGGAAGATTCCAAGCAAAATGACGATTGAGTATTGCCAGAACTCCGACCGGATTTTTGTTGCCGGTTGCCAATTTATTTGATAAACTTTCCTCACGGAATATGCGCAGTTTTTCCGCGATGTCACAACTTTTTGTACTTAGCTTCTTCTCTTTCGTACCCCAGTCGTATATAGTATCCCTATTAATTCCAGTTAATAAACTAAAACCTATAATACTACACTCTTTATCATATACAGCACATAAATAATAATATATATATAATATATACTCAACTTTATCATAATCATACATATTAAAATTATTATCCATTATGCAATTAGTATTATTTTTATTAATATTCTTATTTAACTTTAATATACTTTTATCACTAAAAACATATTTATTTATATACATTAATGCAGCATTCCATCTGCTCTGTGGTTCTTTGGTCATATCTTCGATGTTGTGCTCTTCACAAAATTTTGTCAGATATAATTCTATGTCATTCTGGAATATCTCCGGTGTGTCTGGTGTTTCCTGTAGTTTCTCCATATGTTCCCCCTTTCTGCTGGGTCTGCTCCAGCTAATTAATTTTATATATCTAATAACATAAAAATAACCCGATAACAATATTAATATTATCGGGTGTAAATCTTATATTTAATTATTAAAATAATATAGCATAAATATATTGCAAAGTCAATTTTCTTTGTTTGATTTATAGTTATATTTTTCTAAAATTGGCTTATACAATTTCTCTTCCGCTTGTTTTCGTGCGGCTGCTGCTTCTTCTAGCGTCTTAAAATAGCCTATTATATTCAATTTGCCCTTAAATCCAATGTATGCAACATAATTGTTCGTTGTTTTTCGATAGCTTACGCCCTTAACTCCGGAAGTGTTCGCTTTCCCCGGCTTATCGCTATTAATTGTGCTAAGATTTGTTTTTTCTACCTGTCCTAAATATTTATTAATATTTTTCTTAGAATTTTCCCGCTTTGCACATCCACAGGACACACATCGACCAGATGCGAGATTGTGCTGGGTTTTATTAAAGATTTTCCCACAATTTAAACATTCACACTCCCATATTGTTTGAACTCCCTTCCCACTTATGCGTTTAACCACTTTAATCTTGTTAAATATTTTATTTGTTAAATCTATATCATTCTCTTTTTTAACAACGCCCTTGTATTTTTTGCTTAATCTTTTAGCTGCCACACAGCCACACGATTTACTTTTCCCATACTTTAAATTTTTAACATTTACTTCTTTAACTTTTCCACAAATGCAGCGACATTTGTAATATCTTTCCCCGTTTTTACTTGGGGCTTCTTCTATAACTGTCCAATACGTGCCAGAAATTTTTTCTCCTGGTTCAAACTCTATTCTTTTCATCGTTGTATTCCTGCTTTCTGTTTTAAAATAAAAAAAGATGTATAACCGCCTATTTTAACGATTATACATCTTACGCAGTTTCCTAGCTTAAATCAGTTATTTTTTATCGTTCTTGTATCCAAACGTCTATTATTACGTTATCACTATCGCAATTTATGACGAATGACGTCGAAAGTTCAACATCTATAGATGCTACATAAGTATAACTATTATCTTGACTTTCTTCGCAAGACATACAAGTCTCGCCTTGCTCGTCATAATCTTCAAAAGCCTCACATACATCTGTATCAAGGTCATCTATATTCCTACCAATAAGTTTTTTTAAATTGGCAAGAACACCCACTTTTGTTATTCGTGGGTCATCTTTTTCCCAGGTTGTTTTTAACGTGTCACTATCTAACACATTATATACACCTTCATCTTCGTTAGTATATATATACTCGTCAGAGTATATAGTGCAACATATTCTATCTATTTCTTTTAATCTGTCCTTATTTTCTAAACAGAAATAAATATCTGTTGCATATTCATATTCCGTATTACAAGGTTGATAATTTTCTTTTCCGGCTTTTGCGTTATATCCGGCATTTACTAAAATTGCTTTTCCATCTTCGTAGCTCATCTTCTTGAGCTTGTCAATGCTTATTGTTTTCATTCTTTCCACCTTTAACCTTTCTTAAAATTCGTATCCCTTCGTTCTTCCCGCTAAAGTAGGGGTAAAATGTGTATTATATTTTTTGTCAAAATCTTGGATATATTTCATTATATCCTCGTCAAATTGTTTCATAACTTCTTCGGTTTTTTCCTCTGCTTCCTCTCGTGTCATTTCCTCTAGCTCATAAAGATAATCGTTAGATGTATCATCATCAAAACTGTAGGTGTATTCTATCCTCGGCAGTCCTGCCTTGCTTAAATAGTCATTAATGCTCTCTGTTGAGCAATTACTTAGCAACTCCCCAATCGTCTCGGCATCGCCGGACTCAGCATAAAAAACTCTGCTTCTGTTCCTATGGATATAGTGTCTATCTCCGCACAATCGTGCTATTGCTTGTGCCTGTTCTTCTGTAGCACCATTAAGCACAGCTAATTCAACATTTTCATAATTCTTTCGCTGCGCGTAAATCTCTTTGCCTTCGCGTATTTCTTTTGTTATTTCCATATTCTTCACCTTTCAGCTTTGCGGCTGTCCTTTCTTTTAATGTACCTTGATTATATACCGATAGCGTTATATTGTCAACACTATTTTTAGTGTTATTTAAAAATATTTTATCTTCTCGTCATCGGTTGGTACTATCTCTATTATATCGCTTGGCTGACATCTTAAAATAATACATAATGTATTTAATGTCTTTGTATTAATATCGCTTTTATTCCTTAAATTCTGCATCGTGCTTTCACTCAATATCTTCTCTTTTCTCATTCTGTTTGCGGTGTAGCCACGCTGTGCCAGCTCTTTTAATACATCTATTTTATATGTAAGCATTTCGCAAGCTCCTTTCTGTTTTGTTTTTACTATTATATATAAAATATTGCAGTTTTGCAACACTTAAAAACAAAATTTAAAAACATCTTAAAAGGTGTTGACATACACCTTAAAAGGTGTTATTATTAAGCTACAAAATAAATAAGGCGGTCACTCCTACCAAGAACGAACCGCCACCAATCAAAAAAAGAAAGGTAAGCCGATTATATCACAATCGGCGAGATGGTGCAAGAATATGAGATTTGAAGTTAAGGGCGACACAATTACAAGTGAAACATTAGGTAAAACAGATATTTATAAAATAGTTGAAAAGATTCCATTTGGTTTCTATGTATGGAATATCGGCGAGAATATGGGGAGTGATGAATATATTCCAGTTTGCCAAGATTTGTATCCGGGAATTAAAGATGATTACTCTATCAACTCTGACACTTTAAGAGCTATTAAGCTACCAAAAGAAGAGGTTGAGTTATTAAGAGAAGCCGCAGCGTGGGGAGTTAATAGCATAGAGACAGCAAGAAAGGCATTAAAGAGCCGCCGCCATAGTTATACGGCTGAAAAGAAGAGGGAAAACGCACGCAAAACAATAGAAATATTTGAAAGGATTACAGAATAAGGAGGGTTAAAAATGAAAATAGGCGACAAGATTATTTACGGCAATGAGATAGAATGTACTTTTAAAAAGTACGAAATAACCAAAAATGGGGAAGTAATAATATACGCCGATTGTAAAGGCGGTATTATTATAGCACCTTGGGAAATGTTCATAAAGATATAGTCGAAACCGCCGCCCGGCGGTCTGGTGTAGGGTTGCAACCTTGCCACTGATGAGACAAGCAAAAAGAAAGGATGGTTAATTATTATGACAAAAAAAGAACAGTATGAAAGCCACAAAAAGACATTTTTAGAAATCCGTGATTTATTTTTAAAAAATCAAGAAAATTTTGCCCTTGCAAAGGCATTTCATAAGCCTATAAAATTTTACGGAGAGCACACGAAAAAAGAATGCATTGAGATTTTAAGAGCAGAAGCAAACGCATAGAAAGGATGTTGAGTATATGAAAATGATGATATTAGAAGAAGCAAAAGACTACACAAGAGAAGCTTTGAAACAATACTACAGCAAAGAAGTAATTGAAGAATTAGTTGCCCAATATGTAAAAGTTGACCGCCCTGGTGTTGTATTAACTAAAAGTAAAACTAAAAGTGGAAGATTTATGGAACTGTATTTATAGAAAAATGAAAGGAAGGTTGATTTTATGGAATTTAAAACATATCAACAGGATTTGAAAGAATTAAAAATTTCGGAGGAGACTTTTGACAATGCTATTAGCTATATCTACGACAAGACGTCGGAAGAGATGCTTGCTATTGCGAAATCAATTAAATCGGGCGCAAATGTTCTCCCTTTAGTAAAAAGAGCTTTCGAGCGTGTTCTTGCAATGCGACAAGCCGAAAGAAAAGAAGTTTTTGATTTTTATTATGCAAATTAGCAAGGCTGGCGTTTCCGGGGTTCGATTCCCCGGCTTGCTTTTACCCTGATGTCAGGGGGAAAATGAAAATATGGAGGTATAACAATGAATAAAAAATGGTATACAAAAGACTTACCATACAAGACCATTCCAGCTTGTGAAAAAGCATACAAGAACGCTATCAAAAACTTTTTTGATTTTGCTAGAGTTGACAGCGAAGAGATTAAAAAAATAAAATGTTGTGTATTTATGATTTTCTGCTCGATTGAGCACGACAGCGAAAATGATGTTAAAAAATTATTGAAAAAGCCTAACAGGCTAGAAGCATTTTATTTGTTCAAGGAAAACAAACAGAATGAAAAAATTTATAATTTTCTCAATGATTAAGGGCGTACAATCTGCGCCCTTTTTGGCTTGCTGTGGGTTCTGGTTGGTTCGATTCCAGCCGCAAGCATTAAGCATATATTTTTATATGCTTTTCTTTGCGTACCTTGAAAAATTAATATAATAATGCTATGCTTATATATAAGGCTTTTGCGCTTTTTAGGTGTACAAGTGTACCCGGTTGGAGCGGCGTGCGTTCTGTTGAATTCTCCAGAACTGACAACAGCTTCCACAACTTTCAAGGGTATATTATACCCATTTTATACAACGCTTTCAAAGGCGTTTTAAGGCTGTTTTGTTCTGTAGGCTTATAAGTTCTACACCGACACAATAAAACCGCCGTACAGGGCAAATCACAAAGCCACAACGCCAAAATAAACGCGAACCACAGCCAGTCAAGTTTATATAATGCACTTTAATCTGTTGAAGTTTTTCATCAATTTTTCAGGGCAAATCTGAACGAAATCGGGAGCAAAAATTGAAATTCTGCGTAACCGATTTTTGGATTCCAAAATTGCATATGACGGGGGTATCAAAATTTTTAGCAATAAAATTTGTGGAGAAATTTTTCCAATTTTTAAGTAGGATTTGAACGAAATCTGGACCAAATTTTGGGAATTGTCAAAATCGAAATTGCGAATACAAAATGCCATACCTGGGGGCGTATTGAATGCGTTACCTCGAAATTTTTTGACAGCATTCTTCTGTATGTATCAACGCCTTACTTGAATACTGACATTGACTAAGCTCATATATCAATAATTCCTTTGTCATAGTTGGATTAGTCCTTTGAATTATTTCCAATAGCTCATCAATACTCATTATCCCACTCTCCTAACTGCCCCAAGCACCATATCAACAATATCAAATATTTCATCTCCGTAAGTTGCTACAAAATCGCACAATATTTCTTCCTGCTCAATCGGTAAATACACATCATAAGACATACAGATTGCGTGGCATACTTCGTGTATAAGCACTTTGCGTTGCATAAATCCCTGCAATTTGTCTGACAGGTATATTGTATGCGTGTTTCTGTCAGTTACACCTAAGCTAATTGTGTTGTCCGACCGCCTTAATTCACTTGAATTTGAATTTTTATATTGTATGTGCCAAATTGTACCATTGATGTTAAAAATCATCTGTATGCCCCTTTCTAAATAAAACAGGCTATGAATATTGCTACCCATAGCCCTTAAAATCAAATCTTAGATACAAGAGTGCTTAACTTTGTTCTAAGTAAGTTTTTTTCTTCTGCTGACATATCGGCAACCATACCTGTAATGTCGCTTGCAAGTTCCTTAGTGTAGCTGTCAAGGGACTTCATCTTATGCTCCTTATCCTCTGGTGTATTAGCTTTGTGCATTTCTTTAGTTTCTGTATACATTCTCTTTGCCCTGTCATAGCCACTTTCAGCGGTATGTGTACTTGTAGGCTCTGTATAGTACATTCTGCCATACTCTCTATCCATATCTCTTTCTGGGTACATATGGTAATAAGGTGGTTCTTCATATCCTCTGCGGTATGTTCCTTTACCTTTAGGGGCAAATCTTCCATCTGCATAGCGGTAGTGGTCGTAAAATCTTCTGTCCGGATAATCTTCGTACTGTTCAAGCATACGCATAATATCCTCATTATCTTCTGACTTTTCCATAGCTTCAACAATTCTGTAATCCTTGTCAAAGCAAGCTATATTCTTCGCTATTTCTGTAAAATCCTTTAAATCGTCAAGGTTCTGCCCCTCAAAGCTATCTAATCCGATTGCTTCAACTTTTGCCTTGACACATTCCATAATCTGTTTAGCCCATTTATGCATATCATCAAGCCTCCCTTACTGCGATTAAGTTGCTGTTCTGCACCTCAACAGCCTGTGTAGATGTATTTTGCACCGCTACTGTACTGCAACAACCACAAGGCACATCAACGTATGCCTGCGCTGAAACGTTAAATAAATTTTGTACTGCTGCCGGAGTAACTATCATTCGTGTTGACTGTAAAGGCTCTCCGTCTACTGCAATGGCAAGTGAAATAGCTCCGACTGTACCGCCTGTCGGAATCTGAATGTTGCCGGAATACGATACCAAAAATCTAGCCTTGCACTGATTTGTGATACCTCTTAACTTGATAATTCCGCTTCCCTGTCTGTGTACGATACATTTTGTTCCGTTCACTGCTGTTTCTGTGAATGCCACATCTTCGCCGGCGGCAACTGTTTGTAACGCAATTCCTGTTATTTCCATTATTTTTACCTCTCTTTCATAAAAATAAGGGCAAACATTATAGCCTGCCCTTTGTGTTTGTAAGTAATACTGCTTAGCAGACATAATCTTCCGAGTTTTCTTTCGAGTTAAACTCGATACTTAACTCGATTAAACCGATTAAAACCAAGATAAACTAAGAATTAAACCGATTAAATTTGATTAAGATACTTGATTATTTAATTGTTTAGCATCCGCATCCTGTATTACATCCGCATCCATAATACGCATTTGGATTAGGTACTGTATATGCCGGAATTGGTGCCGGATTTACAGCATTGATAATCTGCTGTGTCTGAGCTGCCATCTGAGTTGTAAGTAATGCACTCTGACGATCCTGCGAAGCTGCTCTGCGAAGGTCGTTATTTTCTGCCTGTAAGGAAGAAATTTTCTCATTGCAGAGATAATCGAGAATAGCGCGCGTTCCTGCATTCTGACTGTCGATAATGTCTCTTGCGTTATTGTTCATTGTGTTTTGTAAAGCGCAAGTGTTAGTTGCCATGTTGTAGTTTACACCTTGGATAGCTTCACGAGTTTCACAGCAGCAGTTAGCAAGCTGTGCCTGTAATGCGTTTATATTCTGCATATTAGCGACTGTATCAGCGTTAATAGCCTGCTGGATGCCATAGCCTGTCTGCATAATATTTGTGTTAATGCCATTGAAACCTGTGAGCATACTGTTGTTCATAGCATAAAAGCCGTCACAAAGTCCGTTAGAAATGCCATCTAACTTGCTGATAACTGCCTGATTGTCAAAACCTCTTTGTATAGCTGAATCAGTGTAGCCTGCGCCGTTGCCATTTCCACCGAAACCGCCCCAGCCGTTATTGCCCCAGCCAAAGATTAAGAGAATTACAATCCACCATGCACCATCGCCCCACATACCATCGTTATTACGATTATTGCCTGTTACTGCGGCAATATCTGCGAGACTAACTCCGTTTGAATTAAACATCTTGTTTACCTCCATTTATTTTATTAACAAATGGGATAACCGGTCATTATGTGCGCACAACCCAAAATGTCCTAATTCATCATACCCTTAATATCATTAAGGTTTATTCCTTGTGTATTCATAAAATTACTTAAAATTTGCTCTGCGCCTTGCGTGTTTCCACTGTTTATCTGATTAAGCAAGTTTTTTGCCATAGGATTTCCACGCTGTGCCGACTGTTGTAAACAATTCATTGCCATTTGCTGTGGATTCCGAATTGACTTAAGTTGATTTATAGTTTGAATTAACTGCTGATTCATTCTTCATCACCGCCCTTACTTTGAGTTCTTGATGTTTTTCTCTGTGTTCCTAAAGATTTATCAAATCTATTTTCCAACTGCCCTATTTTCTCCGATAATTCCTCAAACTTATTCAGAAATAGCTGTGTGCTTTCGTCTGATAGGGTAAATTTAGCGTTTTCTGTATTAGCCATAGAATTTACTGTCTGATTATCTTTAGGGGCTGTATAAGGCTTATACACAACCGTCTTAATTGTTCCGTCAGCATTCCAACCCTTAACATATATTTCCGACATATCCTGTTTTGGAAAAAATGCCATTGAGCCATCCATAGGCACTTCATTTGCATTAATATTTTCAACTGTCTGTACTATTCTTCCGTTAATGCCTGCTATCTGCTGTGGCATAGGCTGCTGATTCATCTGCATAGGCTGTTGTTGCAAGCTCTGCTGATAATTTTGCAAAAAGTTCATTCTATCCATATATGGATTTTGAGATTGCATATAAGAATTATTCATCATAGGCACTGCTTGATAAGGATTGTTCATTGTCTGCCTCCTCTAAAACTTCCTCGATTGCGTGGATAACAAGAGATAATGTCACTAAGTCAAGCTTTTGCAATTCTTCTTTGCTTAAGATTTTTTCTCTAACTTCATCAGAAAACATTCGCATTACCTCTCTTTCTGATTATATTTTTGCATAAAAAAAGAGAAGAACATTATCAAGTTCTTCTCATATTTATGTCATACATCAAGGCTTTATTTAGTTTTAATTTACTACACACTTTTAATCTTGTTACTACACACTTACTACACACTTTTGCTATTGAAATGCATTGAAATACATAGAAATATGTGGAAATTGATAATCAGTCTAATGTCACATAAAAACCCTTAAATACCGCATTTATCGTGCTTTTTGTTAAGTTCATAAGGGGTCGTCTGGTATACATAATAAGTTTTCCAAGTTAAATATATTATGCATCTTAAACCCTCTTATTTTGTGGTTTTTTCAGTTTTAATGTGTGTAGTACTACACACTTACTACACAGCACTTTTCTTAAAATCAACAATGTTGTCCTTGTCTTTCACAATTCTTTCAATATCTACTGCCGCTCTTTCTTCTGTTACATGTGTATATAAATCCATTGTCATTTTAAGAGTTGCATGACCTAAATATGATTGAACAACTTTTGCCTGCACACCTGCTTCAAAACATCTTGTAGCAAAAGTATGTCTTAAAGTATGTCCACTAAACACAGGAAATTCGTTATCAAAACTTCTTGCAAGATTTATCTGCTTAACAATAGCTTTAATTGAATCTGAATAAATCTGCGAATTGAGAGGCGTGTTATAACTTGTCACAAACAAATAATTGTTCTGCTCTTTAGGTCTTTTGCACTTTACAATATCCTTTAATTCGAACTGCTTTTCAAGATATTTAATGCATTCGCTGTTAATAGGTACTTGTCTATAACTCTGTTTGGTTTTAGGCGGCTCAATGTGAAAAGTTTTGCACTTATCATCAAGGTATTTTTGATACACAAGTGTCTTATTAACATCAATATACCCCTCATCTAAGTGTATATCATTAGGTGTAAGTGCAAACAATTCCCCTGGCCGCAAGCCTGTATTAACTGCCACATTATACAAATTATCGTAAAATGTCCCTTTACTTGCTTCTAAAAACTCTATCTGTTGTTTTGCTGTTAGTGTGAAAGCTTTAAGTTCTTTATCAGCCCTAAGCTTTACACCTTTTGCTGGATTTTTAATCATTAAGTCATCTTCTATTGCTCTACTGAACATATCATTAAGTATAACCTTAATCTTGTTCTGCCGTTCATATTTATAATTGTCATCAGCTATTTTATCAATTAGTGTTTGAATATCTGATTTAACAAAGGAATTTATGTTGCGATTTCCTAAAAAAGGTGATATATTTTTATTGTATATGTGAGTGTATTCTCTAAGGGTATTAGGGCGTACACTTTTCTTTTTGTACACTTCTATCCAACGATTAAACCAATCGTCCAGCTTAATATCATCTCTAATGCTTGTAAATTGAATATTTTCTGCTATTGCAACAGCCAATTCTTTTTTAACTTCTGATAACTTTGTGCCATAAATATATTTAATCTTATTAAATCTATCTTTATATCTCCCTTGATACACACCGTCCTTTCGCTGCGACAATCCTACACCTAGTTCTTTACCTTTTAAATCTTTTCCCATTCAAAAGCTCCTTTCTTTTGAAAAAAGCCTTGATATAGACAACCACATATTACTACATCAAGGCATATATTTCAATATATCTCTATATTTCGTTACTTTTTTCTATATAGTGCTCAAACTCCTTACGCTTAACAAGCCTCTTATTCCCAACTCTTAAAACAAATGGACAGCTAATTTCATTAAGCATACTGCTGATTCTATTAATTCCGATATTGCTATATTCGGACGCTTCTTCAACTGTTAATGTAACTTTTTCCCATATAGGAATTGTTTTAACCATGTCATCAGTCCTTTCTATCTTGATTTTTATATCCTTAACTCTTCTTGAAATTGTTGCTTTGGATAACATAAGTCTTTGACTAACCTGTTCTAAGCTCATATTACCCACAAGCAACTTGAAAATTCTTAGTTCCTCTTCTGTGAAATTGGCATTTTCAATTATTTCATCAAGCTCCGGCTTAGTCAGTCCCGAAAACTTCATAAGCCTATCTCCTTATTTAAACTTAATATGTTCTATTCCTGTTTCTTCGTATAACTGATTAACAAGCTCTTCCGCTGTGAATAATCCGTCATTATAGTTATCTATAAGTACTTTAAGTTCTCTCTGTACTTTTGTTAATCTCTGCTGTCCGAAACCGAACTTATCATGTAGTACCCACATAATTAATATCAATGCTGATTCAAAATTTTTTTTCTGGTGTTCATTGCTAATTCTGTTCATCTGAACACGCAACATTTGTTCCTTAAACTTTTTCTGTTCTGCCTTGCTCATATTTTCACTTCTTTCTTAGAAACTGATTGTCGTATCGCCAGTAGTGCTTGCTGTTATCATTCTTAAGGCTTTTACCCCTTTCATAGTCTGTCTGCCAGCATTTCTGACACAATTGCCCTTGTGGTCTGTTAATAGGTTCTCCACAGTAATAGCACAAGTGATTTTCTTTGCGATATTCTTTTATATTTTGCCTATTTTCAGTTCTTTTTCTGTGGATAGCATTATCTTTACTCTGACATATAAAACACTTTGCTTTACCCTTAACAGCTTTAGCCTTGCCACATCTAACACATATGCCAGCTTTTCTACGTTCAGCATATAAGTTTTTTGAATATTGTTTAAATGCTTCATTGTTTTTTCTTCGCTTATCATCACTTAATGGGTGATTAGCTCTATATTCAGCTTTGTTAGCCAAACATTCCGGACATATCTTTTCATCACCCACAAGTTTATTTTTGCGACATTCCGGGCAAATTTTAAACTGCCTGCAAAGTTCTCTAGTTTCTCTACTGTAAGTCGTTTGCTTCTCCCTACATTCTTCACAATAAAAGCCTTTTCTATCAAGCGGCTTGCCGCATTTAGGGCACAATCCATTCTCTCGGCGGTAATTATATAATTTCTTCTGCGGACTAATTGGCGTTGTCTCCATTGAAAATCAACCTCTCATTCTGTCAATTCTATCTTGCACTTCTTTAGGTGCTTCAATATATTCTTCTGCGTTTGTATTTTGACCAATAAGGACATTTTCTTTGATTGTAGGTGTATTTATATCCCTTTGGAATTTTTGCTGGAATTGAGCTTTATACGAAATTGCATTCGTCTTTTCGATAAGTGACTTAATGTCGTCTGGCATACGATTTATTTCATTTGCACGCTTAACAACTGTTTCATAGGTTCTTAAGAAATTCGATTGTATTACTGTTTCAATCGTCTGATAATCTGATGTTGCCCAGTTTTTAAGGTTATCTGGCAAACCAACCGCCTGTTTTACAAGTGGCGGTAGCTTGTTAAATTCTTCAACTGCTCCATAAGTACCATTCCGTAACGCCTTACTAACCAATCCCCAAGCTGTCATTCCGTCAAGCTCCTGTGGCTGTGATATTGTCTGTATCTTACCTATCAACTGTCCTATACTTGGAGCAAATCCGCTTATATCAGAGTTGATGTATGCTTTAAGTGCAACTGACACTTGTTCATAACTGTAATTATTCAGCATCATATTCCACACATCTACTGTTTCGGATAAGTTGTTAGGCTTGTAGTTAGGGTAGCAATCACACATAATGCGGATGATTTTAACTGTTTCTTCTCTTGTCATTGCCATCTCCTTTCAGTTGATTAGAAATAGTATCTAATTTGTCGCATATAATAGCACTATTAATCGCTATTGTTCTTAAAAGTGATTCAACCCTTCCGTTGTGCGGATAATCGTATCTGAAATTAATTCCATTAAGTGTATCATCTAATCTGCTCATTCTTACTGCCCCCCTTTTTTTTACACATTATCCCAGTCAATAGCACCCTTATTGAAAATCTGATTGCCTTGCTTATTAGAATTATCTTCTTTCAGCTCGAACAGTCCTTGCCAGCAATGGTCTACTGACTGATTAAGAATTTTAACACCCAAGTCATTATCTCCACCTGACAGCTTTTCAAGAGTGTTCATAGCCCTATGTAATGCCTTGTCGGTACATATAGGTTTTTTAATTCTCTTACGCATTGTCACATACTCATTAAATGCTTCATCAAGTAATTCATCATCTGGGTAATAACTTTTCTTTTTGGATATTACGTTAGTAATATCTTTTTCTGTATTCTTATCTTCTTTAATTTCTTCTGTTCTTTCATTCTTACTTTCTTTTAATATAGAGTTTGTTAATAGAATGTTATCTGTTTGTTGATTGTCTGTTAAGTTGCTTGTTATTTGTTTGTTATCTTGCTTGTTATCCGTTTGATACAAATTGTAGTTAACCACAGTAAATATCGTGAATTTGTTTGTTGCTTTGCTTGTTATTTCGCCTGTTAATTGTAAGTGTTTTAGTGAGGTACGAATTTCCATTACAGACAAATTAGTTTCTTTTGATAATTCAGATATTGAAGAGGGGAAAGACCCTCTTTCAATTATCTTGCCTTTATAATTTCCGTCTTTCCAATAGGCACTTATCAACATATACATAAAAAGTCTGAATGTATTAATATCGCTCCACCATTCCCACTTTAAAATCTTTCTGTCAATTTTAATAAAATTGCCTGCCATAATTACCTCTTCAAGTTCTGTCACATTGTTACTTCACTAAATCATTAATATTAACTCTGAATCCGTCAAATTCCTTACCTTTACTTCTAACATAGGTAGATGTATCAAAGAACATTAAGTTGCCCTCTCTGTCTGTTGCCATACTTACACCATTTCTTGTAAGACTGCCTTTTAGCAGGTCAAGGACTACCTGTATTTCCTGCTTTGTTTCGTCTTTCATTATTTACCTCTCCATATCTCTTCATCAAGAATATATTGTCTGATAAATCTATCTGCGTACTGTGGGTGTATCATTGACCTTGCCGTTTTTCTGTCTATACCTAAAGAATTTTTATTTGTCATATATTGTATTGGTTGCATACTTTCTACTTGTTCCAACGGCTCAAAAATAAGATTGTTTTTAGGATTTAATCCAATAAACCAATACTGAGTAGGCTTCTTGTAATAATCCCCATTCTGTGTCCTATCTCTGTCAATTACACTTGGCTTCAAGCACCAGAAGTTTGTAAGGTAATGTAATCCACTTGTATTCAATGGATTTTCAATTACAATTTGCAAATGACCTCGCTGACAAATTATCACTAATTTATTCAGCTTTTCATAAAACAAATCAAGTTCCTTATGCCGCTTCATTGCCAATTCACATTTTTGCTCAATAGTGTAATTCCTGTACTGATAAGCCGTGCAAGCCAGATGTCTCAATCCCTGGTCTGAAAAATAAGTGCAAGGGAAAAATGCAAATATCAAATCATCAGGGCTTATCTTATCAAACAAACTCGGCTCACCCTGATACCCCCCTATCAATCTATTCGAAAAGGTCAGTAACATAGTCGGTTTCGCCAAATTCATTCTGAATATCATAGTCGTAGGCTTCAATTCCGTACTTCTTGAAAGCGTTCTTGAATGTTCCTGACTGTTCAAATAAACAATGTACTTTCATTCTAAATCTACCAAAAGGAAACCTCGGTTTTATGTCGCGACAACCTATTCCTTTCTTTGATTTTTAGTCTATAGTCCTATACTTATCTTCGTGAAATTCCCTATCTTCTTCATTGGAATAGGCTCTTTTACAATTCGTACAAAATTCTAAATGCACCTCTATATCTGTGCTGTTTTCGTATCTACAGCCATTGCAATCATTCATTCCGAATCACCCACTTTCTCAAAAGGAACTCCTCTTAAATGCTCATCAAGGTCTAATTCCGTTCCATCAATATTTCCATTCAGCTTGTTTTGGCAATGACACAATAGCATTTCAAGGTTGCAAATTCTGCCGGCTCTGTATTCATCACGAATAAAATCCAAAACCCTATCTACACTTTCCATCCTGTATTCAATCGTATATTCCCTACAACTTTTAAAATAGCTATTGGCAAGCTTTCTGTATTTTTCTCCCTCTGCGTATTTTTCTTTTGCCTTGTTTAAAAGTTCTTCCGCTTTTGTCATTCACTTTCACCCACTTTCAATAAATCCATAAACTTCTCATACTGTTTCTGCGACACCTTGTTATGCTCTTTTTCGGGCTTCAATCGGATTATAAGGTGCTTTTCTGCGATAGACGATAATTCCCTCGCTAATACCTTTTTGCCTTGCTGTATGCCGTCTCTGTAGCCTTTAGAGGGCTTAAATTCATTTATCTTTTCTTTACCCTCTCCTTGACCGCCAGCTGTCTTATTATAGCGACACTGATAACCTTTCTTGGTGTACTCCAAAATCCAGTACTGCTCCCATTTATCAAGTTCGTTTTCTGGGTAATGAATAAAGTTTAGTTTCCAACCATAAGGATTATCTTTGCTATAAAATCCTCTTTTCTTGATTGATAAATCTATGTGCTGATACCCTACAAGGTGACCACACATCCTCTGCGATAGGTGTAGTGCTTGCCCGATGTAAAAATAAGGAATATTGTTCTCGTCAACTCTGGTCAAAAAATAAATGCCACTCCTATCATCAAGTTTTGGATTTATCTTTAGTAGCCTTTGCTTATTACTTTTCTCTATTGCCTTGGCTCTCGCTATGTTCTGATAACTCAAGAATTACCACCTGCCTTTACTTCAAAAGGATTTATAAAATTATCAATAGGTTTAGCTGCCATACTGAAAGCCGTTGGTTGTTCATTAATGATAGTTTCAAGTATTTCAGATAAAGCCTTATCGATATAATTTCTTTTGTGAATATCCTCAATTAGTTTATCTGCATCAATCAATCTCATATATTGTCTCCTGCCTTTACTATCTCTATTGCCCTTTCAAGAGGAATAAGATAATTATTGCTATTACCACTTCCATACAATCTTACAGAAGAGTCTGTTTTCAACTGCTCTACAACCTTATCCACATCATAGGCAGTTGGAGTTTGTGTTTCATCATTGATAATACTCTTTACGATATTCAGACCGGCATTTATGCCTTTTGCGTATGCTCCTATTTCTCTTTCTTTCTGGTCTTTCATCAGTTCTAATAATTTATCTGCGTCAATCATTCTCATTCTTCATCACTCCAATCTAGCTTACAACCGCACTCACTGCAGTAATTTGGTGCATTGTTTTTATCCATTATTCCTATATCGTGACTGACTTTGATTGCGTTTCCACATTCACAATGGAATAAAGAAAGAGTATCACTAAGGTTATGGTTAAATATAGGTTTCATTGGTATCTGCTTTTCAAGTGCCTGTATTGCCATTTCGTTAGCCTTGTAATCATCTTCTGTAAACTTGCAATCGTTGTTCTTGTCCGTAATCTGCATATATAATCGCATATTTTTCAGTTTTTCTATTGCTTCATTCTCTTTCATACTCACACCTCTTTAATTAAATGGTAATCCCTCGTCAGCTACATTGTCTGGAATTGACATAAAACTGTCTGAACTAGCATTACCGCCCATAATTCCATTATTGTTGCTCTGCTGATTAGTACGACTTTCGCAGAACTCGTGTCTTTCAACAACGCAATCATTAGTGTAGACTTTCTGTCCGTCCTTGTTAGTGTAGTTGCCTGTCTGCCATCTGCCCTCAACGATAATCTTAGTTCCCTGATGTAAATACTTCTCTGCAAACTCTCCATTCTTGCCAAATGCAATACAGTTAATAAAGTCTGCTGCCTGTTCGCCCTCTTTCTTAAAAGTTCTGTCAACAGCTAATGTATACCTTGCTACCGCCATACTTCCGTTTGCTGTCTGTGAATATCTAACATCAGCATCCCTAACAACTCTCCCCGAAATTATCACTTTATTCATATTTTTTCCTCTTGCTTTCTGAAATTCGTTTTCTAGTTTCTTCACTTCTTTTTTGCCCTGTATGATGATATATTGTGTGTGCTGAATTTGTCATCATACATAAATTTTCAATTCTGTTATCATTTTTTATCCCGTTCAAATGATGTATGCAACAATTTCGTGGCACTTCTATTCCTGTGGCTTTTTCATAAACTAAGATATGTTCCATAACGTACCCGCCTTTATCTGCTCTTTTATGTTCCGGCATTAATATTTGTATATATCCTTTGCTTGTTCTCCTAACACCGCCATTCCAATTACTAGCATTTTTACCACTTTTAGTCTTTGACCTGTTCAAAAACTTAATTTCTTCATCTCTCTTTAAGTTAAGCGAATAAGCTTTTTTATAGATTGCCAAAAATGTTTTATTAGGAAATAAGGCAATTAATTCATCATTTGTTGAGCAAGAATATTTATCTTTTAATAAAAGGACTTCCTCCTCACTCCATTTGAAATTCATAGTCATTATCTCCTTTCTAAAACGGGCACTCATTAGGATTAGCAAGTAACCATTCCTTGTTGCGCTCTGCAACATCTACATTCGCCCCATAAGCAACTTTTTTCATCTTCTCGATAAAACTATCTCTATCAGCATTTTCACTTGATAAATGGCACATTATGACGTTTTGCAAGTTATCTGAATAATTTGCCTTAACAAAATCGCAAGCTGTATCAATACTTAAGTGACCTCTGAATACGTGATTAGCTTTGCCTGCATTGTCCTTGTCGATTAAATCCTTGTCATAATTCACGCCTAAGAGAATGTTGTTTATGTCTTTAAATCTCCACTTGACAACCTCACAATCGGTTATGTAAAGCATTCTCCCCATTTCCGGGTGAGTAATCAGAAAGCCATATATCGGGCAAGGTGTTCCGTCTGCATTGGTATGTGTCCAATTTCCGTCTATTGTCGTTAAATCAAAGGGTTTCACTGTAAATTCGCCCATATTCATTGATTTACAGCTATCGCCTAAATATGGGGCAAGTATCGGTATTCCCATTGATTTAAAATCGTTTACTGACTTGCTATGGTCTAGAGGTGGGTGTGACTTATAATCACACCCGTAATCCCCCTTATGTTCCAATCTAAGCCTTTCTTGATTTTCCTAATCGGTATTCCACAATCAAGGATAAGCGTTTCTTCACTGTTGGAAGTTAGCAGATAGCAATTTCCGGCTGATGATGAGCCTAAGCATTTTAATTTCATACTCACACCTCGATTTCATCATCCTGTGGAAACTGAAAGTACTCTGTTGTAGCTTTCCGGAATTGTTCCTCACTCAAAATACGCTGTACTTCTTCAAAACGCTTTGAACTGGCTGTGCAATGATAAAACACATTATTTTCATACACTTTTCTAAGCATTTTCATAGCTTTAAGTGCCTTTGCGTTGGTTGAATATTCAGCAATTTTTACACTTGGTGCGTATGAGCTTTGGCAATATATACGTGCTACTTTTGCATCATATTTAGCACCAATAACAAATAATTGATAATCATTATATGGAACATCTAATGTTCCGTCCTGTGAAATTACTCTCATACTCAATCTCCTATTCTGCCTGCATAAATGGTGGCAATGTGCTGTCTGTTTGTTCTTCTGTTGCTTCTGCGGCTGTTGTATCAACATCTTCCGTATTCTCTATGAACTCAACAGTATTAGCATTTTCGGCAATTTCAGCCTGTGCAACTTGATATACCTCATCCATTTCAACCTGTGCCTGTCGTGCCATTGGGTCATAGTTCTTAGGGTATTTCCTTGTAGCGTTGTTGCACATTTTTCTCTGAATCATACTCTCTGGCGTATCAAGCCAAGCACCGCTGATGAATGGTCTTGCAATTTCACATTCAAGCATTTCATCTACTGTCTTGCACGCTCTTAAGGCATTAAGTATCTCGTCTTTCTTAGCCTTAATTTCTGCTTTCTGCTTTGGTGTTGCGTGGTATCTGTCCTCACAGATACCAAAAGTCTCATTCATTATGTTTTGCTTAACATGAGCTAAAAGATTTACCTTAACACTATCTCTATCAGCAGAAAGATATGTTACTGTTCCGTCTAACAGCTTAACAGGATATACAACTCTTACCGCTTTATCAGATAATCCGCTTTCTTCCCACTCCGGCTCTGTAACTGTAAGTCCTTTATGCTTAGGTGGTATGTACTTGTCACCCTCTTTAATTACCCAGTACGGATAAACCTGCTTAACATCTTTTCCATAGTTGGCAAGCAAAGAGTCATAACCTGTACCCTCGATTCCCATTTCAACCTGTTTCTGCCATACATCCTTGCCTGTCTGCGGGTCAACTCCTATTTTTACATTCCTTAACTGAAAATAGCACTCTCTTGGGTATGCACTAGCATTTAACTTAAGGCTTGCACAACGCTTGACAATGCCCCTTAAATTGCTTGTATCAAGATTTCTCATATCAATCTTAGGGTCGCTCTTAACAAGATTGAATATGCTTGTCATTGCTTCCATAGCACACTCTTTTGCATAATCGTCCATATCCATTCCAACAGCCTTATAATCATTGATAATAAGTCCTGTCATTGTATTACTCCACTCACTTAATGAGGTGGTAAACGCTTTCTTTTCCGCAACTGCTGTATTCTCTGCCATAATTAATCCTCACTTTCTTCTTTGTATTGCTCTTTCTATCGCATTTTCACCGTTACTCTCATTTTCCCATTTTCTTAAAGTTTGCCTACTAACTTTTAGCTCACTACTCCAATCTGATAACGTTTTAGTAGTTCCATTGTGCGTGATATAATGACTATTACGCCTATTCTTAGATTGCTCTCTAGCCGGAATCCAAGTACAATTAGATGGTTCATAGTTTCCGTTTACGTCTATTCTTTCCAAGGTTAGTGATTCTTCATAGCCATTTTCAATAGCCCAATCGTAAAATAAGCAAAAATTATTTTTCCACTCATCACACATCACTATTCCTCTACCGCCATAATAAAAATAAGCTTTGCTATTCGGGTTAAAACAGCGTTGCTTAACATCTGTGTATATGCTGTACAATCTGGTATGTGTTTTATTATGAGTAGTAAAATACTCTGCGTTTCTTTGAGTTTTTATGCAACCACAACTTCTTACATTACCACTTCTTAAACTATCGCTTGATACCACTTTTTCATTACCGCAATCGCACAAGCAATTCCAATAGCAATTCTTGTGCCCAGATTTAGAATATTTGTACTCACAAAAACCAAGAACGATAAGCTTTCCATACCTTTTTCCAGTTATATCTTTGGTTTTTATTCTTTTATTTTCGCTAATCATTTTTTATCTCCAAAATTTCCATATCTCCATCACTAACAGCTAGCATTATTACTTGTGATTTATTTTTTTTTATAATATTTGATACATTTTCTGAATCGAGTGATTCTATATCATCAACAATTAAAGGGCAATTTATGTTACATATTTTTTGAATAGATAAACATATATCTATCTTCCCCATAATTTTCTTTGCTTTATTTGATGTACAATCTAATAACGATTTGTTATCTATGGTAGGAATACAAACTGTTTTATAACCACCAGACTTTGTATAAGTGAACAACTGCCACTTAACTAACCCAAAATGACTGTTTACCGCTTCTGTCAAGGCTTCATTCTTTGCTTTGTCAAGTTCATCAAGTAAATCAAGGATTTTCTCGGCATTAGTCTTATTCTGTTCAGAATCAATCCTTGTCTGCTTTAATTCTTCAAGTCGCTGTTCATCTGCTGCCGTATCAGACTTTGCAATCTGACTTTCGCATTCTGCTAACTGCTGCCTTAAAGCTGTTTCCTGTGCTTTTAATTCTGCCTTGATTGCTGAAATATCATTAGCTTTGTGCATAGCCTGTTCCTTTTCAGCAATCTGCTGTTCGAGTGCCTTGTATTCTTCTGTGGCTGATGCATCAATTTCCTGCGGAAGTTCTGATAACTGCTTTTCAAGGTCTGCTAAATCAACTAAATGCTTTTCTAACTTCTGCTTTCTGTCAGCCAATTCCTGTTCAGCTTCAACTAACAATCCTTTGATTTCATCAAGCATTTTCTTAGCTGTGTTGCCTTTATCAGTAATTCTGTTAAGTTCTGCTTCTTTGTGCGTCTTAAAATCTGCCCTTAATTCCTCTTTTTTATCCTCCGGGTATCCCTGTTTGCAATAAGGGCAAATAAGGTTATTCTCGTCAAATACACGCTCTTTTCCGGCTTTCCATTCGGTTCTGCTATCATCAAGTGTTTTCTGATATTCAGCTATTTTATCTTTATCAAGACTAACAATAATTTCTGCACTACTTACTGACTGCTTACTATCTATAATCACATAATTAAGGTTGCTAATCTGTGATTCAAGATTTCTTCTTGCCTTAACATTGTCCTCATTAGCCTTGCGTGACATATCGTTAAGTTCAAACTTCAAATTGAGAATATCCGAACTACCCTTGTCATATTCAGCCATCAGCTTTTCATTGTCGGTCTGCTTTGCCACGCAATCAGCAATCTGCTCTTTAAGGCTGTTCTTCTGTAATTCAAGGTCAGATACTTCAATAGCCTGTTTAAGCTGTATATCCCTTTCCTTTTCCTTAATTTGTCCGTCAAGAATAGGCAAATCCTTTGTAATCTTGGTCTTTGTAGCTTTATTCATAGCGGATAATTCTTCAACTGTATACTTATTAAGTAAAGGAACTAACTCGGCTAATTCAGCTTTCTGTGAAGCTATATCAAGGTCTGTAACATCTCCTACAAGACCGAATAGGTATTCTCTCATTTCTGCCGGCTTCTGATTAAGAAAAGCATTTACATTACTGCACATCTTGAATACATTCATATCCACATCAAGATATGCGTTGAAATCCTTTAATGTCTTAGGCACATCATTGACAAAATACTTGTTATCGTCCTTGTAGCTGCTACCATCTTTGCTGTAGGTTCTTTTCTGCACTTTCTTCATAGTTATTTCTTTTCCGTCAACATCAAGTGTAAGTTCAACGCTTGTGTCCATATCATCAACGGACTTTCCGCCAACCTCTCTTCTTACAACCGGATTATCCTTTAGCTCATAATCACAGTTAAACAGACACCACAGATAAGCTGTGGCAATAGTTGACTTACCCTTGCCATTCTTAGCCATAATCTTTGTAATGGCATAAAAATCAAGCTCTGCGTGTGCATAGCACATAAAGTTTTCAAGAGCTACCTTTTTTAAAACTGTTCTTTCCATAAACATATCCTTTCCTTATTTATATATTCATAATAAATACACCATCTTCAACCTGAAAGCTATCAACCACGATATTTATGTATGTACAATTTTTAGCTTCATTAAACGAACCATCAAAGATTGTTCCGTATCGTGGTGACCATATCTGACACATCGCATCTTCATCAAGCGCCATACTTGCTAACTCTCTAACCGTAATATCACTGCACATTAGCTTCGCCCTCATCTGCATAATCAATCTTGCTTACCGATACTTCATAAGCAGTTCTTGTTTCAACTTCATTGTCACTTATCTTCTTAGCGTATTCCCTGCTCTGGAATCTTCCCTGAATCTGAATATGTTCCCCAGCTTCAAGTCTACCTGCAAATCTCGCATTTCTTCCCCATACGATACAAGGTATGTAATCTGACTTACCATAGGCTCTATTGACAGCCATCATAATGTCACATACCTCTCTGCCTTGCGGTGTTGTTCTATATGTAGGTGCTTTGCATAAATGCCCTACGATTTCAATTGAATTGTTCGTATCCAGTGGAATTTCAACATCCTCTAATATATCAATCTCCCTAGCGAATATGCTAAGTATCAGATGGCTATGTGTGCCATCTATGTGTTGATTGTATGACCTAATCTGTCCGTTAATTACTACAGTTCTGTCTACATCTAGTCTGTTAATGTCAACAAGTCTTTCAGATACAACGACCGGAAGCGTATCTACATTGCCGCTTTTTCTTGGAGCTTCTATGTGAAAAATATAAAATCCCTCACCATAAACCTCGTGTGAAAATACTGGTTTCTTAGCAATCTTACCTATCATATAGGCTTTATTATTTGTTATCATTCCTTTTCTCCTCTCTTAACGAATCCTACGACTTTGCCGCCGTCTATAACTGTCACCATATCTTTCTTCTCGTACATATCAATGCAATCCTGTACTGTTATTACTTTCTCGTTTACCTGTTTCATATTGTTCAATCCTTTCTTTTCTCTTTGCCCTTGCCATTGTCAGAACGATACAAGCCAGTTCTAAAAACATCCCGAATATCGTTCCTAGCATAAATCCCTGTATCATAGCTTATATCTCTCTTTCATTATTGTAGGCAGTTCGTAGCAGTCGATATAATCGTGAGTGTCTGCTATGTACTTCTTTTTGAGTTCACTCAAACCACACCCGTATTCGTGCTTTAACTGCCCTAAAATGTCCTTTACAACTGCTCTTCTTAAGAGTTCACAATTCTTATTTCTTCCTAAGAGGTAACTTGTTCTTCTGCCAATGTGTGCCAGGATTTCAAGTTTTTCCACCTCATTAATCTGCTCTCTTTCGCCTTTTTCAGAAATAATAAATATCAATCTGCTAAAACTCCTTTCTAATTAATAAGCTGAAATATCATTTGCGCAATAAATAATATTGCTGATAACATCCATAAATATTCAGCTATCCTGCTGTCTCTCTTAGCTTTCTTGTATGGCGCAATAGAGACTTCTAACTTGTTTCTTTCTGCTATCATATCTTCCATAAACTTCTCCTTATCTTAAAAATTGTGATATTACTAAAAAGTAAATCTATCATCGTAATCGCTGTGCTTATCTCTACTGCACTCATTTTCCTTACTTACCAGTTTCTTTAAAATCTTATTCAGTTCCGCAAGCAAGGAATTTCTCTTTTTCTCAACTGCGATTAATTCTTTTATCAATCTTTCCAACCCTTACTCCTTTCCTTAAAAGCTCATACTTATCTGTGCATTAGCTTCTTTTACCTGTTCAGCAAGTGCCATAGGCAACGCATAATCATCTATAAACTTGTGTACATTATCAATGTACTTTCTTCTTATGCTTTTATATGTTGTCACGCAACCAAACTCACGTTTTAACTGCTTATATATGTCAGAATATACTGAACTGCGAATACTGCCGTTCTTATAAGCTTCACTATCCTTGCCACCAAGTACAATTACGCCTTTTCTATTAACGTGCTGTTTGACCTCATCAATCTCACAGCCGTAAAGAGGTGTGTTATCCTTAAGCTCTGTCATATCTTCTTTGATAGAGTTAACAGCCTGTTCAAGTTCTGTATAACCCTGTGCTAAAAGCTGTATCTGACCGCCTGTTGTCTTTGGCATACCATAACTACCCGTCTTTCTGATTGACGGAAGCACCTCTCCTGTAACCCAATCTGTAAATCTCTCCGCACTTTCTTTACGGCTCTGAAAGATTGTCTTGTAAAGATTGCTCTCGTTGATAAAGTTCATTCTTACTTTCTGAATTGCTGGAGTGCCATCAGCTTTAACGCCTGTCTGTACCCCTACCTCATTAGTAATGACCCCATCTTCTTTGAGCCTTGTTTTTAGCTGACTTACATTTGATATTTCCAATGCCTTGCATACATCAGCCAGACAAAACATAGGCTCATTATCTTTAGTAATAGTTCGGATTTCTCCAAACTCTGAATTGCTAAAAATCTGTAACTCCATAAACATGTCCTTTCTTATCTGACCCAATTTTCAATCGGAATTTTTGTTGCTTCTGCAATCTTCTGCATAGTAGTTAATGTTGGTGAAGACATACTATCTCTCCAACGACCACACGTTCCATTACCAATGCTACACATTTTTTCAAATGCTGATATTGGCATTTTTCTTTCGCCGCAATATTCAGCAACCTTATCATAAAAATTTTTATTAATATCCATTTCGTTTTTCTGCGCCGTAAAATTTTCATAAGCCTTGTCAATTTTTGCGGCTACCGGACTGTTTTCTAACTCTACAAGTGCTCTTAAAGCTGAAATTTCCAATTCTGCCTTTTCTTTTGCAGATATGTCGCTTTTTCTTGTTTTCTCTAAATCCTCAAGTATGTAATCTTTTAATAAATTAATTTGAATTTCATTCATTGTTATTATTATCTCCTTTTTATGTTATAATTCCTTTACTAAATAAAGAAAGGTGGTGTAAATATGCTTCTAAAATTTCAAATAACTTGCACTTGTTATAGCAGATATACTGTTAACGAAGATATATCTACTAGCAAGATTGTTTGCCCTAACTGCGGTCTTGAATACCCTTACTCTGACAAAGTATTATCTATACTCAAGACTGCTAAAGAAATACCAGCTGGTAACATTACTTCTGACAAAGAATGCTGTATCAGTGTTCTTTCTCTCGCGGAAGAAATGAGTGGTTTTTAATAGACTGTTTCATATACTCTAAAAAGCCAATCATTTCCGTAACTGTTAGTTTGCTATCTTTGAGTTCTGATAAAACTTTATTCTCTAATTCAGAGATAGCAGACCTTGAAGAAAAGTATTTCTCCATAAATGCAGCTCCCTCACAGGTTTTGCATAAGTTGTCTTTAAGACTATTAAGATAACTTTTCTCTACTTCATCAATAAAGCTTGCCATTCTTACTCCTTTCCAGTAACTTATGAAGTTACTTTCTTTGCAAAAAAAATCTCCATAGGATTTTCAATATTCAAATTATCAATCATAATCTGAATTTCGTTACTGCCAAAAACTCCCTTGTGCATTCGTAAATAGAAAGTCTTGGGTGTTACACCTATCATTTGTGCAACTTCTGTCTGCGTTTTTCCGTTTTCAGCAATAATCCCACGAAGCTTATTTGTATCAACCATCTTCTCATCTCCTTTCCAACTTCGTAACTTTTGAAGTTACTCTTATTATACACCACAAAAGTAACTTGTCAAGTTATTTTTTTCTTGACTTGTAACTTTTTTGTGCTATAATCAAGTTACCGATAGGAAAGGAGGAAACACTAATGATTAAAACTGTTGGAGATAGGATTAAGGAACAAAGAGAGCTTAACAATATGTCACAAGTAGAGTTGGCTAAAAAGATGGGCGTTTCTAAACAGACATTATATAAGTATGAAAACAATGCCGTAACAAACATACCAAGTGATAAAATTCAGATTGCTGCACAGATTCTTGATATTTCTCCATCATATTTAATGGGATGGGAAGATAATTTATCTACTGATAATGCTGATATTATTCCCGACTTGATGTCAGATAAGAAAATGTTGGATAGTGTTAAGAAGTTAATGAAACTTAATAAAGAACATCAACAAACTATATTTGACAATATAGCCTATTGGTATGAGAAAGAGGGGCATTAAATGCCCCATTTCTTTTTGAATGATATAATTAATTCATATAAAAACTTTAAAAATCTTTTATTATTACAGTTATTGACTGTTTCTATTATTATTTGCCTGTATTCCTCATTACTCATAAACCCGCACTCCCCTCTCTTGCCCTTGCACGTTTGATAGCGATACGATTATTATAGAACACACGTTCTATAGTGTCAAGTGTAGCGGCGATATTGCCAACGCCAATCAAACAATATCGCCTGCCAGAACTTGAAAATGTTTAAGGGTCTTTTCTTAAAGACAAGTTTATTATACATTTATCGTTAGTATATTTCAAATACTTTCGGTCGTGTTATTTCAACTTTATTCGACAACTAACTGGAACTTGTCGATTGCATTACCCATAACGCCTGCATATCCGTCCATTCCGTTTGATGTTTCATCATCTACCTGTTCTGGATAGAAGTTGCGGTTGTTAAATACAGATACCATATACTTAGCATACTTCCAAGGCTCGCCCTCTGGTGTATAGTAAATGATTTCTATTGCGTCAATCTCGTGCTTCTTGTCACCTGCATAGCCATTATCGTAATCGTCATAATTAAAGCCAGTAACATAAGGAAGCCAATCTCCGCCCTTTAAGTGAACTCTGTACTTAACTGAACCTCTGCTAACCTTGATAATAAGTGCTGTGATAGCTTTATTGTCGCCTGCACCAGCCCAATCTTCTCTATCTTCTACTTCACCCCACCATCTATCGGTATAAGCGGCGTATGTAGCATATACGTGTTCATCTGTGCTATCCTCTGTGTTATCTTCTTCGCTGTTATCTTCTGTATTATCTTCTTCATTATGAAAGCCATAGAATTCTGATAAGTCGCAAACTCCGTCTACACCGTCAATTCTTGCGCTAGAAGTATACTGCCACCCCGCAAGATAATGGTCGATACTGGGTGTCTTATCTGCGTTAACATCATCATTTAACTGCATTTCATCATATCCTAAGTAGTAACGTGCTATCCAGAACGGACAATCTAAGTCGCTAGGGTCTGTATAGGGCTTGATGTAACTACCATAGAATGATAAGCCAGTATATACGCCAAAGTCATATCCTGCACCCTCAATAACCTCTTTGTAAGCCTTGATAATATCAATAAGCTCTGAACCTAAGTTTCGCATACAAGTATCTTCAACGTCCATCCAGACAGTTACCTTACGTCCGTCAAGCACTTCAAGCACTCTGTTAGCCGCCGCAATAGCTTCTTCTACTGTTGGTGTGTAAACATAGTTGTATACACCGCAAATATGCACACCTGCTAACTGACAGCCTTTCCAGTTGTTTTCAAGTTGCTTATCTGGGTCAAAATCACGTCTGATAACCTTAAGAATAGCGTGAGTAAGTCCTGCCGCCTTAACTCTGTTCCAGTCAACTACACCATTCCACGCTGAAAAATCTCCACATTTAATCATAATTAAAATACCTCACTTTCTACTGTTCCTGTTACATCTGAACCAACTGTGCTATCTTCTGTGCTGTATGTTGCCTTGTATGTGTTTTTAACACCATCAAGAAAGCTCTTAAGCTCGCTGTCTAGTGCTATATCATTTGCCAAGTATGCCGCAAAGTCATTGAAGCTAGCTGACATACTAACTGTGCCGCTTTCGCTGATTGTAGCTGACAGATAAGCTACCTGTTTAAGTGCCCCGTCTGAGTTTTGAACGGATAATGTTCCGTTCTTCTGAATTGATGAGTTGATGTCTAACATTGTGTTTTACCTCCTAATTCGCATTAAAAAAGGACACCCGAAGATGTCCTTAATTGCTTAATTGCTTTTCCAATTTTTTAATACGCATATTCTGCGATTGTACAGTCGCAACTATATCCGCTATTAATTCATCATAGCGTAATGCGTATCTTGCTGTTAGCTCTTTAGTTGTATTTCCGTTTTCGTCTGAGACTTGTGTTTCGTAGTTATCATTATTAATCTTTTTATCGATAAATAATCCCCAGTCATCTTTCATAGTTTCTTTAACCTGCTGTGCAATAAATCCGTGATGGTAGCGATTAGAAGTACCGTTAATCATTTTAAATTCGCAAGGTTTTAAATTGTAGATAAATTCAGAAGAGTCTTCTGAATTCAATAAATGAACATCTTTTTTTACGTTCTCGTCTGAATCAGAAGCAATTGTTCCATAAATTGACCCGAAACATCGCAAATCATATCCTATGTATGTACTTCCATATACTGACAGTTCGCAGTTCTCGTAGTGTCTGTCCTCTGTATTTGTAATTCTGACATTTTGTGTGTCTTTTCCCGAATTTGGATTATAGCAATATACTGTAAGTGTCGTTGGTTTTTTAATATTGTCTTGGTAACCGCCATTCATCGAAATATTGGGCGAAAAAAACTCTAATGATTTGTTTAAATCGTTGTTTATTCTTATAACGAATTCGTATTCCGTATTTTCTGTTTTCTCTTTGGTACAATTTATTCCGACAACATCTCCATAATCTGCATTGAGCACTAAAGCTCTTCTTACTTCATTATTGCTAGTATAGTATCTTGTTGTAGTTATCGAACCTACATAATTTTCGTAATCGTCGACCCAAGAATAGAATTTAATGTAATTTTGGTCTATCGACATTCCTTTAATTCCATTATTTTGATATGTCGACAATATACCATTATCAATTGAGAAATTGCCAATTTGACCTTTAGAAGCATACATATATCCATCCGCACGAACGTACCAATTACCATAATATGCCCCATCTCTTTCTTCTTGGCAAGAGAATGTCCAAGCTTCGGAATTAGCGGGTGCCTGTATATAAGTTCTATATTTGCCGTAATCTTTATAGATAGAAGACTTGCTGATGTCCCAGCCTCCAATCGTGCCAGACGAAAAATAGCCGCTTCCTGTAATTTGTGCGTTAGTTGCATATAGTTTACCAGTTTGACTTATATAAAAATTAGGACTTTTGCTGTATCCCTCATCTGCAGTTCCGTGAAAAACCGAAAAAACATATGGTGTAATATCACCAGGTATTTGTAATGCAATTCTGAATAAGTCATTATTCTGCTTAAATATTGTACTTATTGAATCTTTAGACACTTTCCAGCCGCCAACGTTTCCGCCGTTGGCAATCAGATTGCTACAAGTTATAGTTCCGTCTGCTGTAATGCTGGTGTTCGTGCTGTTTAATGTAAACCTGTTGCCACTTAAATTAAGCCCACCCCTTGCAGTAATATTTATTGTATCTGCAATAGCTTCGATAGCACTCTTAAGCTCGCCTGTTTTAGGGTCTTTTTTGATATATAAATCAAGGCTTGTTTTAGTTGCATAACTTTCTAAATCGCTTGACTTAGCGTAAGTTCCACTAAGTGCCAAACTAATACTTGAACCATTATCATTAATTTCCTGCGTAATTTTGTTAATCATAGTAGTTGTTGTACTATAATTATCTGTCAGATTTTTCTTTGTCTGTGTTAATTCTGTTGATATGCTATTAAGATTAATCTTAAGACTAGCGTTCTGATTAAGCATATAGGCTAATTGTGTGTTAGATACCTCTTTCCAACCCCAATTACCTTTACCATCTTTAGCCCAACGCCAAGTTTTATGAGCTGTTTCGTTGTATGCTATTGCCCCGTGATATTTTGCGTATTCATCATTGCTATAAGTCCAAGTAAGATTATCGCTTGGAAACAAATCATCTGACGGATAAATAGGTATGAACCAATCAATAGCTGGGTAATTATCTTTGTTAGGTGTTTCTGTAACTGTATACACCATAAAATTATCGTTCGTTTGTTGGTATAAGTCGGATAACGTGATTTCGTAGCTATCTAGTTTCTGATTAACAGTAGAAAACTTAGTCTTAATGCTTTCGTTGTCAACATTTTCAGTCCACCACAACTTGTTAGTGATAAAATCACTAGCAACTTTCATCATACCGCCCCATTGAGTATAATCTTTGCCAGCACCACTTGTTATAGCTTGCATAATGACATTAAGTGTCTGCCCCTCGTTGTCCAGATAAATTTTATTGCTCTTAAGTGTATGGGTGTTATCGTTATTGATAACATTAAATAGTGTTTCAATATCCAGCTTGCTTGCATTGATATTAGCATTATCTTGAACAACATCATCACGAACAACTTTCCTCGTAACACCTTTTTCAGTAAGTCCTAAGGCATCAAACATAAGATTGCCAGCTTTATCCCAGACATACATATTGTAGTCCGAATTAGCGTCTTTACCTATTTGAACTCTTGCAACCTTGTTATCATCTTTTATCTGTATCGTATTGTCAGCTATATCAAGATTTCCGCTTTCGCTTAGAATTTCAACAAGGTTTGTATAAATCTTCCCACTTGTAATCTTATCTGCGGCTATACTATCAATCATAGCAGATTTTATCTGTGCATCGCCAATAACACTTACAACTGCATTAGCGAATTCTGTTGTTAAGCTTTTACCTGTCGCTGAACCAAACATTAAGGTCTTAATATCTGCTACATCAGCATTTAACACGCCTATCTGTGCATAATCTGCTTGCAACTTAGCGATATTAGCTTCATTAATCGTAGCTTTATTTGCCGTCAAATTAACAATATCTGCTGTGACAGCTTCAATCTTATTGGCTTTTAGTTGGTCGATATATGCTTGATGTGCCTTTAAATTCTCAATATTGGCATTAGTCATATAAGCATTTTCAATAACTGCCTTGTTGATTAAGACTAAATCAGCGTAGTATCGTTCCATTTGCTTTGTTATCGGACCACTAGCAATATTGCTGTTTTCTGTGTCAGATTGTCCGATAGATGTAACTGTGTCCATTAAACCACCGTCACATTCGTGCGTAATCTGCATTATAGGTACTTTGTAATCAACGCCGCCCTTATTAACAGTTATAATGTCGCCTACCTCTAATCGCCAATCACCTAAAAACTTAACTGTAAGCGGTCTAAACTGAAAGCCGCCTATCTTGTTATAAATCTCATTTAAGTTAGCTTGTGTCATAAATGGATTAGCAAAGCTAAGTCCTGTTGTTCCGTCGCCGGCAGTTATCTCACTTGTTTTGCTATCACCAGACTTTGTATTGTTACAAGTCAGCTTTCTTATCGTAAAATCTTTGCTAGTGGTAAAAGTAACCCCTTGCTGATAGTATTGATGTCCGTCAAGCACATAACCGCTATCTTTGTACCACTTTATTTCAAGGTTTCCGTCAGAATTAATAGCCGCATTTCCACCTTGTAGCATAGCCATATAACCAATCATTTCACGCATTGTATAACCTTGTGGCTTATCTGTAATTGTATGTGTGTTTGTTATGCTAGTTGCTAACTGTATGCCTAACTTTGTACAGATTTCTTCTAAAATAGCCTTATCCGTACTAGGATAAGTTAATTTAGTAAAATAACCTTTTTCAGCTTTGTACATCTTGTCATAAGCTGTGTACTTAGTGTATTCGCCATTGCTTTCTTCTTTAATTACAGTAAATATGCCTATCTGTACATACTCAATGCCGCTATCGCCCTTAACGCCCTCAAAAATAGTTATATCCTTATTTTCAAGCGTGATTTCTGGATTATAAATAGAAAAGGTAACACTACTACTGCAAGTGTTACCTATGGAAATGCTATTGTTCGGATTGATTATGTTGCTGTACTTAAACTCATTAAGTGTCTGATTGTATTCTTTTCCGTCAACTAAATATTTGCTGTAATATCTTGCATACAGCAAATTGAAATCCGCACCCCAATTAATATTTTTCATTTATTGGATTGCTCCTTTCTGCTGATTAATCGTTAATCATAAAGCTAAGTGCGATAATGTTAGCTGGCTCAATGGCTTCACAACTATCAAATGCGCTTATATCAACTTTTGTGTATTCAGATACTTCTATTTCCTGTTCTCCTAGTTCTTCAAGTTCTGATTTTATCTTATCGTTGTTATCTTTATTTTCCTCGCGTATCTTTTCTATCGTTTCCACGACTGCCTTAAAGTGTGGCTCTAACATCTTAATGTTAGACATAATGGCAACTGCTAATCTGCCACCCATTTTAAGCTGTGCTACACTTGCAAGTGCTTCATAATGTGCTAAAACTTCATTTCCTGTTATTTTCATAGTTAATCTCCTTATTTCTGAATTAAGCTTAGTTTCGCTCCGACTATTAATCCGTCCTCATTCTTCGCTCTTGTGAGATACGGATATGTCACATCTCCTGTGTATATTGTCATTTCCTTTTGTTGACCGCCTAAGAACAGGACTTGTGCTGTTGGGAATGGGTTATCTATGTCGCTAATCACATTATCAAGTAACAATGCCTGTTCGCCTGTAAGTGGCGGTAATTGCAGTTCTACTTTGTCTTTGATAGCTACGATTGTGCCTACCATTTCGCCATAGTCGTTCCTGCCTGTGTTTTTAGACCATATCTTATTTCTACTGTATGTGTAGCCGTTATATGCTACTGGGAATGTTACTCCCTCGATAATTACAGCGCTTATCATTCAATCACCTCTTTTCTATATATTTACTTCAATAAGCCCAGACAGACTTAACCATATGGAAGACGGAATTAAGAATAATAACGATATGATAAGCAAGCTAAACAGCAATTCTTATAATTTATTTAAAGTAATCAAGGTTAGTTACGATAATGCAGTAATTGAAGCTAACAAGCCGTTCCTAATAGAAAAGGAATTCACGCTACCTACCGGCTATAAAGCAATAGGTATATGTGGGCAACACTTAGGAAGAAATGCTGGTATTACTTACACAATGGTTGGTATATCAGATGGACATATATGCCAAGTTGGTGGGTGGGCAGGTAGTAACACATACTTTAATGGCTATGTGGAAATTTTATTGTGTACAGCTTTATAATTTATTTTTTTCTGATTACCCTAAAGTTTAATAATTAAAAATTGGTAAATAGTTAATTCAGATAAGTACGCAACTGTCTTGTACATATTCAATCGCATTTGTTGAACTTGGTGCATATGCACTTAGAGTTCCATTTATATATGCAAATTTTATTATTTTTCCACTAGTATTAGCGGCTAAGTGTCCATAACCTTTGTAATTTATATTGCTTATTTCACCAATTGTGGTCCATTCTTTTGGAAATGCTTGAGTTAATCTGCCGCTGGAATGCAGGTAACATATGCCCAATTTGTGGTATATGATTAATTCAAGACCTAGGTAATTAAATATTCCCTCAATGTCACTATTAGCTATATTGCTGTTTAGTTCACTTATCATATCATTATTACTCTTAATTCCATCTTCCATATGGTTAAGTCTATCTGGACTTAATGGAGTGCCGCCGCTAGTGCCAGCTTTCCACGCTTGCTTTATGTATTGTATAAAATTCATAGTAAAACCTCACTTCCTAAGCACACAAAAAGGACACCTCACAATTAAGTGAAATGTCCTTGTCATTTTGCTATTTATTTGTTATTATTGACGTGAGCAACTTATATGTACTCATATGTGCTAATCAGAACAGGTCTATTCAACTTGTTCTGATTTTTTATAGCTGTAAATTTCTTACAGCTATTGAATTTTCTTTCTGTTTGAGCTATTATATCTCACAAGAGAACTTATGCAACATTATTGAATAATTGCAGTATAAATTCTCTTCCAAGTTGGGTAATTCGTCTATGATAGATTACTTTACCACTGTCAAGAATTTCTTGTTTAATTTCCTCATATCCCATACTGCTGTATGGTGAGTAAAGAACCCAAGTTCCATTGACATTGTACTGAATTTTTCTATCAGCAAGCAACTTGTTAAGTTGAATAGCAGAATTTAAGTTCAGCTCTTTAGCAATCTCCGTCATTGTATATGTTTTATTGACGTGTGTTAAGATAGCGTTCTTTCTTTCTGCTTCAACTCTTGCTTGCCTTTCTTTTTTTAACTTTGTTAATAATTCTATTCCAAAGTCTGGATTATTCAGTATTTCATCAATAACATTATCGGTAGCATATATTCCATTCTTGCGAATTGACGGAATAATCTCATCAGCTACTAATGCTTGAAATTTCTCTGCTGTTTCATTTTTGGCTTTCATTGCTAGGCGGTAGAAGATGTTTTCTGGGATAAAATCGTCTTTTGCAACTTCCTGCAAAAAGCCAATATCATTAAGATATTGTTTTACAACGTTCCAGCGAATATTTACATATTCCTTACCATTAATCACTTGAGTTGTGGTAAACCCAAGTCCTCTAGCAACATTTTCCAATCTTAAGTAAGCAACGCCATTCTGCTCATAGCAGTCTACGCCGCAAATATTCTTAGTGTTCATTGGTGCCTTAATCTCATTGTGAGTGTCATCTTTTGTAGTTGGATTATTATAACTCATTATTTTACCTCCTACAAATTTATCATTTGCTCAAAACAGAACTTATTGCGTAGTGGGAGTATATGCCCACAATGCCTCACGCAATAATATTATGCCACTTCCTTTGCAGACTTGTCCTGTCCCTTTAAATCAAAATTATTAACATTGTCCTGAATGGTTTCTATCTGCTGCAAAACTCCCATAAGAACATATGAAACTCTTTCGTTTTCCATATTTGCTAAAACTTCTGTTACTGTTGCGTGTGCAATTTCTGACGCTATGTCAATATTTGTTACGATTTCTACATTACTCATTTGTTTTTCCTCCGAAAATATTCTTGAATTTTCCGAAAGAAACTGATATGATAGATTTATCAATTCCTTTCGGATTGGTGGTTTGAGTAGCAACTAAAAGTTTTGACCGACTTGTTGCTACTCTTTTTTGTTGTCTTTAAGTTCTTTTTCTACTAACCCTATACCTTTCATAATGGTGTCGGTTCTTGTTAATTTCAATTCATCAGCACATTTCTGAATACGATTAGCTTCATCTTTTGTTATTCTGATATTAAGATTAACATTTCTAGGGTTTTCCTTATGTGGTCTTCCTGCTGGACTAATAATAATCACTCCTTTCAATTATTGCCCTTGCAATATTTATGCTATTATAATAACTGCCCTTGCAATAATTGTCAAGCACTTTTTAATAAAAAATGGAACGCACCGAAAGATACGCTCCATTAAGGGATTATTTTTCTATAAAACGTGGTATAAAGCTAATACTGTTATAACTGCCAGCTCCATTGTTTTTGCAATTAACAATCAAGCCATATGCAGTTATTTTATCGCCAGCTTTATAGTTTCCGCTTTTTAAATTAAAATCTTTTGAAAAATATATGTATATTTTTTCTTTGCCGTATTCGCTCTTATTCTTAACGACACCTGTAAAAAATCCTGCCTGTAAGCTATTTACTTTTTATTCTTAAAGTTCTATTAACTAACACTTTCCATGTATTGTAATCATCAATAAACTTATAAATATCCTTATGCTGATTTAAAAAGGCGTATACTGCAAAATAATTAAATCCTCTAATATATTCTGGTGGTGGATTATCTTTCGTTTTTCCATAATCACATATTGCAAAAAAAATTCCATAATTTCTAACAGTAGTGTCGAAAACGTCTTGCTGTTTCACCATTTTTCCTGTGCAACTATTGTAATAATTAATTAACTTGTCTGTTGTTTCTTTTTTAATCGCTGGGTAATCATATTTTTCATTGTACTTCAATATTTCTGTCATTGAAATGTACGTTGCATGAAATTCAGACCAAAGCCTTATATAATCATTTTCGGTCAATTCTCTTTTGTTCTTTATCCCGAATTTTTCTCCAATGATAGTAAAGTCATCAATATGAGTTAATTCATGATGTGTTGTTGATATCATATTTACTAAATCATTGCCATACTTAATGTATACTTCAAATTGATTATTAATCGTTGGGTACACTAGCCCAAATTCTTTCCCACTAAGCATTTTAGCATAGTCACTGTCAATTTTATTAATAGCCTCATATATATTATCAACAATTAATATTGAGTTATTCCAATCTTGAATATCACTTTGTATATTACGTTCTTGCGCCGTTATAAGTGCATGAGCTTTAATTCCCGCTTTGCTTATCTCCATATTGCTTTTCCCTTTCCTTTTTATTTCCAAAATAGCAACATACCATTGTTCCACTAACATATATCACTATAACGAATCCAAGGGATAAATCTTCTCTCCGAAACCATTCAGACATATTATAAAGCTCTTCATTTATAAAGTTTCGTGTTGATACTTCCGCGCTTGTTTCTGTACCTTTTTCATTTTTCTCTGTGCAAAACTCCAAATAATCTTGAATTTTACTGCCTGTTCTTCTGCCGCTATCCTGTAGATACCATATAAAAGTCGCAGATAATAACACCCAAATAATTAAGCATATCGCTTTCCTTTTCATTGTGATACACCCCCTTGCTATCCTAATGGTTAGAGTGTATCACAACATTGTATTAAATTCAATTATATATTATATGCAGGTAACCCAGTCATTGCTGTGTACATATTTGCTTGCTTTTGTGTAACTCTGAATATCTCTTGTCCATCAATTTCTATTGTTCTTCCATTTTCAACAGCGTATATTAGTTGCCTTAATAACATATTAGTTTCTGTTGTGGCGCTATTATCCATATTAATTTGTGGCATTGTAGGTATGCTAGTATTTGCATTAAATTTACTTGCTTTTGTGCTTTGAATAATATCGCTAGTAAAGTCGCTTAAAGAAACCTCAACAGGTTTGTAATTAAGCTCCATACCTTGTTTGAAGCCCTCTATCGTGTATTCACCTATCTGTTTCATAACTCTTGATGGACTATGAATGTCTAAGGCATCTCTTATTGTATCAGATACGTTATCTGCGATGTATCTAGCTTCGCTAAAAATACTGTTTTCCATACTTTCTAAGCCATCATAGAAACCTCTGCCTGCATAATGACCTATATCCCATAATGAATCATATATGCCATCAAAGCTCGATTTAACATTGTTAACGTAATCATCAATCGCGCTATATGTGCTACTTAAATTGTCAGATAAACCATTGTTAAAACCCTCAACAACCCATCTTCCGTATTCTTCCGCACGCCTTGATGGTGAACCAAAATTCATTGCACTATCGTGAATATTTCTATCTAATTCATCCATCCAATCTCTTACAGCATTGTTGCTTTTATTAACATTATCAACAATTCCGTTAACAAAGCCATCTACTGTATTTCTTCCATAGCCCTCTACGTCTACTGCTTCTCCTGCTTCATTTAAAGCAGAATCAAGCATTTCTTGCCAATCTTCCTTAAGTTTAGGCTTTGTGTTGTTAACACCAACATTGGAATAAACTCTAATACTATCAAATAGCGATGTTGTGAGCTTGTCTGCCGCTTCATCAGCGTACACGCTTCCGTCTATTCCTAACTGATTAAAGCCATCTTTAACAGAATCAAGTGCTGGGTCTAATGTGCTTTTACGCCATTTCTCAATAACACTTTTAATATAGTTTTCTTTTGTTGTGAATATTTTAGCTATTGGGTTTAGGTTTTCATAGTCTTTTGTTGCTTCTTCAACTACTGATGGAAGTTGATTGAGCAAGTTATACTGTACTTGATTAGCATATTGCATATATGCCGCGTCTATTCTCTCTGTGCCTTGTTGTACTTGCGTATCACTAGCACCATATAAACTTGACCAATCAAATTGACTTGCATCTATTCCTAAAGCTGTAAGCCTATCTCTCATATCCGTTATAGCTTGTGACGATTCCGTTCCCAATGTGGATAGGTTATCTTTTCCGTTTTGTGCCGCTGTTACAACTTCATTTACAGCCTCACTAAATCTTTGAACATCAAGTCCGGATTCTGTCATATACTGTGATATATCTAATGCGCCGCCAAATCCTTGAATAGCAAGTGTCGCATTATCAACCGACTTGTCACTATTAATAGAAGATATTTTATCTATTAAAGGCGTAGCCGCATTTAAGAACTCTTCTTCTGATATTTTCCCATCATTAAACTGCTGTATAAGTGTTTCTAAATCTGAACTCATACTTGTAAACGATTCATTTCCTTTGTCGCGTAAACTTGCTAATTGTGCCACATACTCTGGAATTGCAACGCCTTGCGCTTCAAGAATATCTTTCCAAGCACCTACAACATTACCAACGATAACATCATATTCATCATTGAATACATTTTTAGATTCACTTAATAAGTTTTGGAATTGTTCTATAATTTCCGGCATTTTTTCATTAGTCGTGTATGCTCCATCTTCAACCGCTGTTTTTAAAAGATTTACATTATCTGTTGTTTCTTCAAGATTTTCTTTTGCTTCTGATATATTTTTAAGTTTGTCTGTGGTTTCAGTTATACCATCTGTTATTTTTCCAAAAGAGTCTTTGGCTACATCGCCTAATTCTTTCATTGTGACAGTTCCAGTATCTTGCAATGCTGTAAACATACTATTAAATTCTGCTTCTTTTACAGCTTGTGAGATACCCACTATTGACGATATTAAGCCAGTAGCACCCACTATTAATGCTGTGAATGGGTTTGATAAGCCTATGAGTTTTAACGCCGCCGTTGCTACGCCTACGCCGCCTGCTATTTTAGCAATAGAAACTACAAGGTTATCACTTCCTACCGCCAATTCATAAAAGCCGCTCTTAACAAGCGAAAACTCTGCAAATACACCTATAACGCCTATTGCACTTTTCTGCAATGCTGACATTTTGCCTCTAATAGTTTCAATCCCCTCATTAAATGTAGCGAAAAAGCCATTGTCATTTAAAGATGTTTTAAGGGCATTAAAGGTTTTATTAACATCAGTTACAGTTTTAGCCGCCTTTGGGTACATAAATGTTAGTGCCGAAGCCGCCGCTTTATTTCCATTAAGTGCGCCTGTTGCCGCCGCTACTGTTGTTGCAAATTTATCAAGTGTCTTGTACGTTTTTACTATACTAGCTACAACTGCTGAACCGCCTATCGCCTTAAGTACTTTAGGGACTGCCACAAGCGATATAAGAAGTGTTTCTATAGGTGCTTTAGATAGCATACCTAAGTATAATTCAATAGCCGCTTTTAAGCCTTGTACAAGCACTTTAGCCGCCGATTTAAACACCTTAGTCCAATTAATGCCTGCAAGGAAATCTCCCATTTTCTGACCGATTTTAAACCACGGAACATCATCTATAGCTTTTGCAAACCAATCAAAAATTCCTGCCACTAGGTTAGATGTATCTTGCCCCGCCTTAAAGAAATCACCAACTGCAAAATCTTTAAAAATCTGTTTAACAGGTTCGAGTGTTTTCTCTATTCTGTCAGCCCAGGCAACTGCCGAATTTTCCATATTGGCAAACGCTTTATTCCACGCCGCTTCATATTCTGCCGCCGCCTTAGCAATATCGTCTGTCAAATCAATAGTGCTACCGCCACCGCCACTTGAACCCTTGCTTGAGCTTGTATCGTCCTGTAATTTATTTATTTCATCAAATCCCATAAGGGATAATGTAGCTTTCTTAGCTGAATCAGCTACATCTTGGTAGCCATCTGAAATATCTTCTAAGCCGTCTGATGTGTCTTTATAGCCACTTTGTCCGAAGCTCTCAAAGTCAATCTTAACGCCCATTAAAGAAGCGAGGCTGACTAATAATCTTTTGATTGCAATAGCTACTCCGTTTACTATTGGCATAACCTTTGAAAGAATTGGAATAAATAGCTGTCCTGCTACCATTCCTACCTCTTTCATATTGTTGCTGAACTGTCGTAACATATTTGATGGACTGTTAATCGTATTGGCTAAATCGCCCCAAGATACTTTACTCTGGTCTAATATTGCCAACACTCTTAACTGTTGTTTTTCCATCTGTGTCATTTCAGACACCGACTTAGAAATGCCTAAGTTGTAAGCATACGTCGCTAATGTAGCATTGGTAATATCAATACCATACTTGTACAATGCCCTCGATTGTCCGATTAAACCGCTTTGTAAGTTCTGTGCTACTGTTGAATAGTCCACGTTAAAAAGTGAGCTTATATCGCCTGCAAGCATTGTCATTGACTTTGTTATTGCCGTTGTCGCTTCGCCTGTCTGTCCTAATGAGTTAGTGACAGAAGCTAACTGCGAAGCATACTGTGTTATCTCTTGTATGTTAAGTCCTAAGTTCTTTGCTCCACTTTCTTCAAGCAAGCCACCTTGAACATTAACTTTTAAACCAGACAGCTTTCCGAGAGTATCGTTTACTCTGCTTTGGAAGCTCTCTGCATATGCTGTTGCGTTATCATATCCGTACTTTTCGTAATCTTTATCCCACTCTGAACCAATCTTACCAAACGCAACCGCTTGATAGTTGAACGCTTCAATGTAATCTGTTGTTGACTTGATGGCTTCTATAAGTTTCTTACTGCCACGAATTACCATAAAATAAGTGGCATAAAACTTACCTATTGCACTTGCCAAGTTCCAACTGCTCTTAGTCGCTGTCCTGACGCTCGTAGAAACGCCATACAGTGACTTTTGAAGTGAGTTTGAAGAAGTACCCACCTTGCTACCTTGACTAGCAAGATTAGCCAATGCGTTAGTCATTTGAATAACATTCTGACTTACTGTTGGTGCTCTTGATAGCGTTGTCATTAAGCCATTTAAAGCATTGCCTAGCTTTGGAATGTTTACAACGGCATTTTCTATACTCTTACTGCCTAGCTTACCAAGTGACTTTGCAAATTCTGTGACCTGTGTTGCATTTTGCGGAATAGCTGATATGCTTGCAACTGCCTTTGTGACAGCTTGAAGTGATGTAGCTGTGTTAGTTAGTGCAACCGAATCAACAGAACCTATCTTTGTGATGTTCTTAGCAAGTCGGGTAAAATCTGCTGTCCCTGCGTTCATATTCTGCATAGCAGAACCTAACTGACTAACACCGCTCGCAAGACTGCTTAATGATGAACCATTTACAGTCGCAAGTGATGTTGACAGCCTTGTAAGCTGATTTATCAGTTTATCAACAGAATTGATAGCTTTAGTGGCAGTACCGGTAATTTTGACTTCTAATGAATCTAATTCCACGCTCATACCTCCGGCTTATCATTTTTAGGGTGTGTTAAATCCCAGTTTGCTTTTCGTATTTTCATATTCAAAACAAACTCTTCTCTCTTTCTTTGTATTTCATCTTTGCTGTTCTCTTTTTTGTTAATATCTCTATAAATAGGCTTGTCTGGGTATTCAAGCTCGCCTTTACCCCAAGCACCACTTCTAACACCTATCTTGATTGCTGGGAGTATGTAACTACCTATCGCAAGCCATATATCTGAATCCATTCGTTGCCTTTCAAGTTTCTTACCCTCTACAACAGCCCATAGCTTTTTAGGTGTCATTTTAAGAAAGTCTGAATAACTAACGCCTAGTGAACTGGATAAAACAAAGTATTCTTCCCAGATTATTTTGTGGAAGTCTGCTTTTTCTTGTGGTCTTGTGGAACTACTGTCGGCTTCTTCTGCTCCTGTGTCGCTTCTTCCACATTGTTCGCCATTTCCTCTAACATCGCTGTTATTCCGCTCAACTCGAAAAAACCATCATCTTCCATCGCTTTCTTGATTTCTTCAAACAATGTTCTATATCCATAACTCTTATCTGTCTTTCTCTTCTCTGTAATATATGCTCTAGTGAGTTCCTTTGCTTCATCCATAGTTACTGGGTTATTGTCAATACAGCCTGCATAAATGGCTAAAATGCAAATCTCTGGCACATCTGCTGTCATATTTGCCAATCCATCAAAGGAAGCCTGTGCAACACTCTTATCTGTCTGTGCAAGTAAGTAAGAACCATTAACGACAGAAAACATTTTCTGCACAATTTCCTTGCATTCTGCTGCACCGAAGCTAAACTCAACTTTGTATTCTTTTCCATTTACATTAATATTCATCATAATTTTTACCCTTTCCCACCCTATCGTCCATATAGGGAAAGGTGCGGATTTTACACCGCACCTGCCTTTTAAATTAATTATTCTGTTACATCATCAAGATATGATGTGTAGTCGGCTGTTTTGGCGTTTTCTACGCTATCCGACACAGCCTTTTTTGATTTAGTCGAATAGCTCATTATTCCCCCGATGTTGGGGTTACTGCTGTATCTGTTCCTACCATATCCTCAATAATAAGGTTGATAGCCATTGTAAGAAGTGAATTTTGCTCCTTGCCCGTAATTGGTAACTTTGAAGGCGGCTGTGCAACAAAGAACTCCGCATCTGATATACCCGGAGTAATCTCTTGAAACCACATTCTCTTTCCATCAGTTAAAGCCTTATATTCTGTAATAAGGTCTTTCCACTCTTTGATTGTAGCTTCCGTCTTATTAACTGTTACCGCAACTGTATCTGTAACTGTATCTCTACCTGCAATGTTTCTTGTCTGTAAATCTTCAAGTGCTGATGCATCTATAGCCTCTGGGGTTACTGTAATCTCATCAATAGAATTGATTCTATGAAGAAGTTTAAACGCTGTTGGTTTAGTACCTGCTGTAGTTTCAACTCCATAACTAAACGTGATTCCCAGTGCACTTAATCCTGCTACTGTATCTGCCATTGTCTACCTCCTAAAAATTCGCAAAAAAATAAGAGCATTTCTGCTCTTTGTTACAATAATCTGTCATTTGCTCCGATTAACCGCCTAAATCGTGCGGTACTCTTATGTACTTTATTGCTGATTGAGAACTCTGGCATTGCATTGCCTTGAAATCTCATTGTTTTAAATGTATCTGTAATTATCGTCATAACCTTGCGACAGTCAGACTTGCTTGTGTTAGTGGTAACATCTACTTGAAATGTTGCTAACAATGCGTTTATTGTCTGTCCGTCAAGTGTTTGTCCTTGTTCTACTGCTGGCAGTAAATGAATGTATACTGTTGGAAATACTGCTTGACCGCTGTTTTCTCCCTCATTGGTTATGACTATCTTTGGGTATGTTTTCTTTAATTGTGTTAGGGTTTTAGCCTTGACAAGTGCTGTGACTGTGTTTTCAAGGTCTGTCGCCCAATCGTTTGCATTTGCCATTAGCTAAACACCTCTCTTGCTATGTAAAGATTATCGCTTCTTGCAAAATGAAAAAGTCGCTTTTCAGCGACCTTTCTTAAATAACTCTTCATATGTTCTTGCCCCTTTTCTATATCTATGAATTATGGTTTTTCTTGATGTGCCTGTTATTTTTTCCCATTCTGTCAAATTGTGTTCTTCTTCACCAACCCTAATAATTATCTGTTGGGGCTTATTTATTATTTTTGTATTCTGAATTAATTCGTCAACAGTACATAAACCTTTTAAATATCTTTGATATCTACTTCTCAATGTAGTCATTGATATTTCATATTCTTTATGTAAATCAAGTAATGTTTTTTCTTCTCCGTTTATAACTATCTTTCTTGTACATCTTTTGTTATAATTTTGAACATCTTTATCAGCCCATCTGCAATTAGATGGCTCATAATTGCCATTAACATCTATTCTGTCAAGGGATTGTTCAGCTTTAGTCTTTTTATTATCGTACCCATTTTTGTAAGCCCAATTAATAAAATTTTCTACATTTTTTAACCATTCATCACATACTTTTATTCCTCTGCCACCATATAATGAATATGAATCACAGTTTGGGTTATAACATCTGTATTTCATACCATAATAAATGCTGTACAACTTTTCGTGTGAGTATCCGTGATTATGATAGCCTTTCTCCGCGCTTATACAACCGCAAGATTTTGTGTGTCCATTTTCGAGAGAGTCTTTTCTTGTAATAATAAAATTCCCACAATCACATTTGCATTTCCAGTATGCGTGGTGCTTATCATTTGGATTTTTCACTTTTTCAACAGCTATTAATCTGCCATACCTTTTCCCTGTTAAATCAATCGCTTTTCCCATAATATCACCTTTAATTAAATTTTATAATTTAATTATAAACCAATATATTATAATTATCAAGCGTTTTATTAAACTTTACAATTTAATTTTATTATGATAATATATTAAAAATAATATAAAGGAGTTGATTTTATGTTAAAAGACGAATTAAAAGGTCTTATTGTATCTCAAGGTTTTACTATGTCACAAGTAAATGCTGAATTAAATCGTAGGCACGGAACACATCTTTCTTTTCAAAATTTTAGTAATCGCTTTCGCAAAGAAAGTTTTACTTATAATGAAGTTATAGAAATTCTTGATATAATAGGTTATAGAGCAGAATGGGTTAAAATTAACTAAATACTCTCCTTGCTACCTCAACATATTTCTGTATGATTTCCATATCAGCCTTATAAACAGGCATTTGTGCTTCTACGCCGTGTGTAAGAACTAAGGTTCCGTCATCGTCATAGTAACCCCACACTTTTTGTATGCCGTGATGTTCGCCGTATGAGCCTATAACCATACCATTAACAACACCTTTGTCGTGTGGACTACTTCCAGCCGCTCCATTGTAGAATACACCAGCTCCGAACTCTATAAACATAAGTTCTTTGCCCTCTACAATTAATTTTGCTTCGGCATATTCTCCAACAGATTTTATCTCAACATAACTGTGATGGCTTGTATCTGAACCGCTACGAACACCTTTCTCATCATATGTATAACTTGCTTTTGCCATATTTTCATCTATAACAGGTATTCCAACTTCTGCAAGCTCTTTGACAAGCTGTAAAGTCTTTTTGATAAGCCAGTTCTTATACTGTTGTAGCTGCCTGATAGCTTCATTTACGGACTTTTCAGACAATGATATATTAATTGTATGTCTTGCCATAGATGCACCTACTTTACAACTGCTTTAAGCATATACTTAGTTGAATATAATGCTGGCTTAATGCCTACAATCGTGAAGTCTGCTGATGTTTCATCAACAAGACTGTCAGATGTGTATGTAGGCTTGCTATTAAGCCATATAAGGTCGCCTTTTTGAATAGGTAATGTATCCCTATCTGTCAGCAAAATAGCGTCAAAATCAGCCGTATCAAAGCCGTATTCTTTGCTTTGTGCTTCTCCGCCGCTGAATGATATGTTGGCTTTGAAATCGACCGGCTCTGAAAAGCCCGTTTTCTCTTCAAGAACTTTAGGTATCTTATTTCCCTCATCATCAAGATAAGGAATGAAGTTACCCTCTGTATCGGTATATCCCTCATAAAGGATATTGCCGTCATCGTCTCTTTCGTAGATAATTACTGTCTGTCCTTGAAGTGAATACTTCATAGCCTGCTTATTAATGTCAAGCATTGTTCTTTACCTGCTTATAAATCTGATTAACACCTGTGCTTGATAATCCGGACACAATTCCTACTGCGATTGCATTAAGAATATCATTTGCCGGAAAGTCAGGTATTACATACATACCTATAATGCCTAATATACCGCCTGCAACGCCTACAATTATAGGAATGTAATTATCCTTAATGTGTGGAATTGCCTTAGCTCCTAAGCCTATCAGATATGTTATTACAACGATTGCTACAACTGTTGTTACCGATGTTATATCCATTCTGCTATACCTCCTTATCTTCATTAAGTCGTGCTTCCAATCCGTCTATTCGGTGGTGTGCCGACTTTACACTTTCCTCAACCTTAATAATCCTGTTATCGTGAGAATTAAGTTCTTTTCTCATTTCTGTAACTTCATTCTTTATCTCTGTTGTATTGCTTGATATTGTGTCAAGTTTCATATTTATGCGTGTATTTTCTTTTACACGCTCTGTAAGTTCTGCATTGTCAGACTTTTTGTTGTTCTTAAGATTAAATCCCAACGTAAACAGTCCGAAAAAGACGGAAAAAGCAACTGAAATAATGCTTATAATTACTGCTATTGGCATTGATATACCGCCTTTCATAATTAATAATGGCACACTGCCCACCACCCTTAATGTGTACCGCCTGCTACCATATTGCCGACATCAGTAAAATGGTAACGCACAATCTTCTTTAATATTCTGTAATGCCCTATAGGCGTTATAATACTTTGGCAAATGGAAATACCCCGACAAATAAACTGTCTCTATCTCTCCAAGTTCTGTTGACACCATTCTCATTGTAGCTTGCCATAAATGCTTCACCCGCTTGTGAATGGTCATAGACAGCCAGATTAACAATAACACTCTCAAATTTCTTCAAGTCCTCGGTTATCATTTCATCCGTGTAGCTGTCGGGGTAATTTCTTCTTGCTTTTACATCTTCTGTAGCCTGTTTAATAAGCTGTTCGATTATTGGATTATCCTCTTTGCTATCGAACACTACCACATCAGATGTTGTATCATCATCGTTTGTGACTGTATCAATATGAAATTGTTTAAGTCTGATTTTAACTTGCTCTAATGTAGTGTATTCCATAATTTCAGCTCCTATAATCCTAATTTCTCAATTAACAGCTTCTTTAACTCTGCTCCTGTAAGTTCTTCTGCGTTGCTTATACCTTGTTCTGCGGCAAAAGCCTGCAAATCAGATGTAGACATTCGATTAATGGTTGTCTTGCTATAACCTAAAAAAGCCCCCTCTTCGGGAACCTCTTCGCCTGCGTTATACCATTTTCCGTTATGAATCACTATATATGGATATATCATAAGTTGCACCTCCTACTCTTCGCTATGAACCTCATATACGAATGTGCTATCCATATTTTCATATGATGGAAGTACAACCTCGGAAGCAAATGTTGACATCTTCATAGGTGGTCCGTACTCTGTCTTTGTAGCAACTGTAATACCTACGCCATATGTTGTTACATCAACATCAGCTACCTGTCTTGCAGTTCTTTCTTCTGGTGTAGTGCCGAACCAAGTGCTGCCAAGATTGCCAGCTGGAAGAAGTGTAACCTTGTTATCTGGATAGAAATACTGTTCCTTACCATCATCATCAATGTACATCTTATCGTAAAGCACGATGGTAAGCTTTGTCCTCTTCTGCACTACTGAAATAACAGTATCATCGTCAACCTCAATAGTTGCTGTAAGGTTCTGTGCAAGGATTGAGTTTCTTATCTGTGCATTATCAAGCAAATATTGGAATGTATTGCTGTTCATAAGCACATATCTAGCAATCTTGCCCTGCTTCTGTAACTTCTTTCTTGCATTGTTAAGGTCTGTAAGTGGCTTTGAATTGGTTGTATCGCTCCACATACTTGTGCCAGATAACTTTGCGTAATGGTCTTTTGCGTATGAGCCATCCTTATCGTAATCGTAAGCATACTGAACACCGTCACTTTCAATAGCAATTACCGGATGACCTGCACTTGTGGCAAGAAGTGACATTCTCATACGCTCTGGAACAACCTCTGCGCCACTTACAAGATTATTGGTATCGTCATATACGCTTGATAAAGCACTTGCAAGGTAAGGGTCGTCTGCTGATTGAATACGCTCGATTTCAAGCATTTCCTCTTCACCGACTGTCATTCCCTCACGGAAAAATGCCATCTGTGTTTTTTCCTTGCCTAATCCCTCTCTAGCTCTAATTGTTGGGATTGTGTCAAAGTTGGATGGTGCAAGTGATACTGGAAGTCCTTTATGTGTCTTAATCCAGCTTAAATCAAGCCCCTGTTTCTTTCTTTCTGGAAACCACTGTAAACCAAGATAAGGTATCTGATTACTAGCGTTTTCTGTTGCTGATAATGCAATAGACTTACTGTCTAATACTTCATTAATTAACATCTATTTACCTCCTGTTATTATTCAAATACAATCATTGGAAGAGCTGTCTTAACTGTTGCGTCATATGTAACGCCTGAGTGTGCTTCTGCTACCTTTGTGTTAAGATATGCTTTCTTGAGCAGTACGCCCTGCGGTCTGTCCTCTGTTACATCAAACCTTAAAATGCCTACTACTGTGGCTGTATTGTCAGCCTTGCCATTTGCTCCGATTGGAGTACCTGCTTTGACAATCTTCTTGCCCTGTGCGTTTGTAGTTGTTACGCCATCAAAATCAAGTGTCAGTGGGATTGCTTCATTAGGCTCTCTCTTTAAAATCTGAACATCTCCTGCGTATGAAGTCTTTTCATACTGCATATTCATTTCCTTTGCCATTTCTTACCTCCTGTTATTACTGAATGTAATGTGATAAAACGTCATTGTTCTTAGGTGCATTAGATATAAGACTTTCTGCTATCTTTTCAGCGTTTGTCTTATTGTCTGCACCACCTTTATTACTGCCACCGCCCGGAATATCCTGATGTTTAGCAATCTCCTGTTCCTTAGCCTGTGCCGCAGCTGTTTCTTTCTCGGACATAATCTTGCCAAGTTCGGTGTAATCAAGGCTTCCATCATCTTTAACAACTGTCTTTGCCTGTTCAGCAGTAATCTTAAAATTAGTCATAGCTGCTTCCCTCTGGTCTCTGATAGCGTTAGATTTCTGTAAATCGGCTATCTGCTGATTAGCTGTATCTAAGGCTTTATTTGCCTTTTCAAGTTCCGTCAGATTGCCAGCCTGTATCTCATCAAGCTGTTTCTGTAAGTCGTCTGCTGTGTCAGCCTTAGCCTTGTACTGCTTTGCCTTGTTTTTCTCCGTAGCAACTTCTGAATTGTTCTGATTAAGAAGATTTGTAATCTGTTCATCTGTTGCCTCTGGGAAAAGTTTTAATACATCTTCTCTTGTCATAATTACCTCCGTTAAACACACGCTTTTGTTACCGCAGGTCGCTCCTGCTGTGTCTTCTGCTATTTACCGCATAGCTGCAAAATGTATAAAATAAAAGCAGCTACCGATTATTCGATAACCGCCTTATTTTGCTGATTATTAAGTTGATTATTTTCTGGCTGTTTTTTCATCTCTTTGTTTACCATATCTATTGTTTTATACAGAACATCAAAATATGGTTTCGATTGTAAAGATACTTTTTCCGCATCCCCCCATAAGCCGCAAGTCGCAACTGCTATTCTTGGGTTTATTCCTGCTTGTAGCATTTGTGCAAGTGCTTGTGTCTTTGTATAGAGATTATCTAACGGACTATGATTAATTTGCACATCAAAGTCTCTTGGCGATAGTTTTAAATCATTTCCTGCTAATCGCAATACATTTAAAGTTACTATCGCAAGCCTTTTTTCTGCGGATTTTACAATAGGGTCTTTTTGCTTTGCTCTAGTTTTTGAAAAATCCCATCCGGCTCTCAAAGATACCGCTCCCTGTGTATCGCCGCCAGAGTTTTGTGATTCTCTATTTGGTATCGCTAGGATAGCTTGAAGATTATCGAGCAAATCATCCTTAGCAACTTGACATTGTGTCTGATTAAGCTCCTGTGTCATAATCTCAACGTCTGACTTGTTGTCTTTATTGATAGATTTAACCGTAAGGGCGTGGTTCATTTTCATTTTTTCAAATGTTTCTGTGTCAACTTCGCAATTTACAAACTTAACCCAATACTCAACAAACTGCTGTATACTATCCATTCTGTTAGACTGCATATTATTAATAGCGTCCAACATACCTATGACAAGCTCAATATCAGATATTCTTTCGTGGTTATTAGGGAACTCAACAATAGGAATTTCGCCATATGTATGTAGTTTTGCTTCAACTACTTTGCTGTCAACAATTCTAAAAGACATAGTGTCGGAAAATGCCATTTTATACCAATTTCCGTCCTCGTCTTTAAGTTCCTGCACAACAAGCATAGGTTCTTCTGTGCTTTCATTGTAAACAACATAAGTGTTCATTGGCGTAGGTGCTACAATTCTGAATGGCACATCTCCATTTTTAGGTTGAACTGCTTTGAATGATGTACCTGTTGCCGACTGCCACTCTCCAGCTTTAATGTCTTTCTCCTGCTTATTGGCATCCGCCATAAAATCATTAAGTATGTCAACTGCCTTATTGATAGCTTCATCATCTTTACGGCTAATAAACTGGATTGGCTCGCCATATGTCTGTCCTACCTTAAACTGAACAATTTCATATGCGTGGTTCTCGACAATCTTGTTTGTAATATCTTCATTGGTTAGCTTATGCCTATACAATATTGGTTGGTCGCCCTTGTAGTAATGCCACAGATACTTAATAACTGGTTTATTCCAATTAAATACACCTATAGTACTTCCAATAACCTTAACAACATTGTTAGCAGTTATTGTATCTACATTCGTGTATGCAATTTTTCTACCATAACAGCCTCTAACAAGGTCTTGAAAATACATTGTGTTCATATCTTGCTCCTAATAAAATGTCATACCGCTTGAACTTCTGCTGTCCGGTATTTCTTTAATCTGAAAATTATCATCATCGTTAGGCACATACCATATCCATTTACGGCAATGCTTGCACGCTAACTTATGTGTTCGTGGGTCTTTGCTGTCTGCCTTAGTCAAAAACTTATGGCAGTTCGGACACATGATTGATTTATCTTTATTCATATAAAAATTCATATTTTTGCCTCGTTGCATAACAAAAAGCACCGCCACAATTAAGTAACGATGCTTTCTGATAAAGGATTGTAATATTTGATGAAAAACAGTTCTGTAATTTCTTACAGGTATACTATACCACGCCGGCAATGTGACATTCTATGACATCTTTTATAAATATTCATTTCCATATTTATCTTCAAAGGCTTGTAATGCTTTAGCGTGTATCCTGTGTACCTGTCGCCAACACCAGTCTGTTTCATTTGCAATTTTTTCAAATGTAAACTTTCTGACATATCTTAGAAACAATACTGTGTAATAATCTTCGTTGTTTATCTGTTCTATCTGCTCTATTATTTTGTTTTTTACATCAATGTATTTGTCTATGAGTTTATCAAGGCTTTCTTCCATTTGTTCAAGTCTGACATATCCACAGCCTATTTTGTCCGGATCTGATGATGACAGGACTCTTTCTTCATTAACAACTGCTGATATGCTGTATGATAATTCTTTATACTGTGTTATTTCTATCAATTTATTATCAATTATCTTGTTGTAATAACTTATCTGATTCAGATAATCCTTAGTTGTCATAGTGAATTAATACCTCCTAAATGGATTTATAGCAGCTTCAACTTTAGCTGTTCTATTACCTTGTGTCATTCTTAGTGCAAAGTTTGAGAAAACATCTGGAACATCATCTAATTGTTTCTTACCTGATACTGAATATTGCTTTAATAGTGACATCATCACTCCGTATGGCTCATTAGGCTTATAAAGTGAGGGGTCTTTGAAAATAATGTGTTGTAATATCCAGTTAGAACATTGAAATATCCTTGCTTCCTTGTTTGTTTCTGTTGGTGTATCAGTAATATTGCAAATCCACCCAACGCTCTCAACACGCTTATTAACTTCCATAGCCACTCTATCGCCGCCGGCATTACGCTCAAATTCGCATTCCTGCACCTTATTATTTACAAGCACTCCTGCGGCATTTCTGTATTGTTCTTCATAATCAGCTGTATTGTCACATACGCAATCAATGCAGTAATAGTCTTCTCCGTGTTTCTGCAATACAGGCAATACGAAATAATCCGTACCTTTTCCCTTTGTATCGCATTGTGCCGTAATAATTTCCGGTTCTCCGTGTGGCAGATTAAGGTATCTGCGGATTTTATCATCTGGAAATAGTAATCCCTCACGTTCGATAGGTTCCTGTTTGTATAAACACCTGTAAGAGATTTCATCCATTAAAAGCTGTTGGTCAGCAAAAAACTCTTTTGTGAATCCGCTATACTCATAATCAAAATTACTCTCGCCTGTTACTGGGTCTACATCTGGTACGGCAATAGTCTTAACTCTTTTGTTTCCTGCGTACATATTCTGTATTCTTCCGATAACATCATGTACACTCCAACGCGTAGCAATGTGTATTTCTTTACAATTGTGTCCGTCCGTATCTTGGATTTTTCTTTGCCTAGCATCTACTGCATATTTATCCCATAGCTTATCAAGCACCATAGGATTAAGTGCTTCTTCAATGCCGCCTATCATATCATCCACAAGTAAAAACTTACTTGCACGAACTTTACCGGCATTCTTACTTCCTACAGATGTACATTGCACAGATGGAAATGGCTTATATTTGCCGATATTAAATTGTTCTAACTTTGCGTTAGTGCTTGTAACTGTCAAATTAGGAAAGATTTCGTTCCACGCATATTCATCAGCATTTGTAACAATATCGTATACGCCATCATAGTACATTCGTGTAATGTCGCCGGAATGGGAGTAAAAAAGGCAAAAATCATTAGGAAACCAACCAGCTACTAAAGCATTAAACATTTTTTCAATAGTCGTCTTTCCTGCTCCTGGTATCAATGATACGCACAATATATCGTATTTATCATCAATCATACCCTGCAAAGCTTCTATTAGCCCCATTCTTAAGAATTGTTTGCGGCGTGGCATATAGAAGCGCTCTTTAGGTTCTCTTTTCTTTTCAAGATACATAAATGCACTATCTACTATTTTGCTTTGGGCTTCAAGCAGTAATACATCATAGTATTTATCAAGCGAATCAAAGGAACTTTTATTGTTAAAGACAAACTTCTCTATCTCCCACATAGATAGCCCTATATCGCGCATACAAGCCTTTTCTATGAGTTCTTTTGTCCTAGCCGTACATTTTAACATTGTGTCAATTTCACCCTCATTCTTGGCAAGCTGGCACACGTTGTAGTAGGTTTCTATGATATTTTCATCTATTCCATTTTGGGATATGTATTTTTCGCAATCATCTATCAGTTGATTTAATTCAGAATTCAAGAAAAGCACCTCCACTTTTCAGCAAAGGTGCTTATAGACCTCTGCCTATAACTGTTTTAGGGTAGCGACTACAACCAATCTGTAGCCGGCAATATTTTTATTAGAATGTCAGCATTGCATCACAGCAAGTCGGATGCAATCTATTCAAAAGTGTATTATAATCATCAATTACATACCGTGCTGGAATCATATATGTTTTAATGCCATATTTTTCCGCTGTTTCTCTTTCAATGCTACAGCCGTTCCAATCATAACTCTCACATATTCCAATGAATACATCAGCCTGTGCCAGCTTCTTAAGGCTCTCGCCTAAATACCACACAGCTTCTTTACTGTCTTTATGTGGGTTATCCTCAATGTAGCTGTCGATAAGCTCTAATTCTTCGCCCTCGTATATTTCAGCAATTTTTTTCATCTTCTGAATACTAGCTTTGATTTCTTCCTCTGTTCTGCCTTTCATAGGCACACTTACAAATAACTGTTTCATAGGTTCTATCTCCTTTTATATGTTTTATCAGCCTTTAGCTTTCTAAGGTCAGCAGCTACAATCAATCTGTAGTCGGTAATTGTTTATCTTAATTTCTTAACTTCCAGACAAGTATGTTTCCCATATTTTTCAATTCTCCATCTGGTACTCCAATGCTCAATGTGACAATTTTTATCTTCATTAAGTGGAATTCTATTGACAATGGCACTTGCGATAACACTTGGTGGAATGTTTAAATCATCTACAATCAATGTTTTCATTCCTCATAAACCTCTCAAAATCTTCCATACATTCATTACATAAATCGTAAGTCATATTTAATATGCCACTCCTTGTAATTGAGTTCATACACAACAGCCCTACTTTTATCTCTTTTCCGCACCTGTCACAAGTGTGCCATTCTTTTTGATGTTTCATAGTAATCCCCCTTTGCAAAATTGGCAAACTCTTCGGTTATTCTTTAAAAAGCACTTCTTTCACCAAAAAAGTAAGTTGTATCTTTTTCATTCCAGACTCATCATCTGTAATGTCATCTACACTATATATACTATCAACTGGGTTACCATCAAAGAAAACTTTGACATATCCTTTTGAAATATCCAACAATGCTTCTTTAATCATCTTCCACCAACTTTCTAAGCACCATACATAAACCTGTTTCCAAAATGGGAATCATTTATTGCTTTTTCTAATTCGTCTTTGTACCTAAATGGACTTAAAGGGCTTTTTATTTCTTCCCTCAAAACCGGCATTGCCGCGTCTATCAAAATACCTTGTGTAGCACTTGCAAGATTTTGTGGTGGCAAATCCGCTAAAGCGCATAACTCCATTCTTTTATGGTCACATTTTTCAGATTTAGGGCAACTTTTACATTTTTCTGCTAATTTACTTAAAGGTTCCGCCATTACTACACCAACTTTCTACCGCAGATAGGGCAATACTTGATATCAAAATATCCTGTTGCGCTATGTCCTTTATAAATCACAATCCCCGGAACTTCATCATCCCTGTTTCTCATAACCTGTGCTTCCGTCAAGTCTGTTTCTTTGGCACATTTATTTATTTTGATTTCTTTTCCGTAAATTATAAATGGATTGTTTTTATACGAGCAAAATTCACACATATTACACCTCAATTCCATATTCTTTGAAATAGTTTTCAATATCTTTAGGTATCTCAATGCCTAGTTCTTTGCCTTTTTAATACATTTGTCTTGTGGATAAATAATATGTGTTTCTGTATCTCTGTAGGTTGTACAGTCTATCCCGGAACTATATTTTGCACATTTTTCTCTGTACTCGCATATATCGCATTCGGTATTTTTCTCTTTATATTTTTGTGGCTTGTATTTCTTAAAATTCTTGCACTCGCAGTCAAGTGATGTATCATTTCCTTTTTGACAATTATAAACAGGATATTCTTCTCCTGTTTCTTCATCAAAATCAAAATCTTCATCACAATATTTACAAATTGAGCAATCTTTCATATTGTACCTCAAATCCTCGTAAATATATCCAAATCATAGTTATCTCTGATATAGTCAACAACTTCTTGTAACTTACTCTTTACAAATTTGTCATCAGCAATATCTGGGTGTGTATAAAACATACAACTGTCTTTCTTGCCTTCTGCTTTATACTTGCGGTAATTAAATACCATCGTAAAAAGTGGTATTTCTGTCAGATTCTTTGTCTTGCGTCTTATCCAACGATTAACAATTCTCTCAATCATCGTTCTTCCCCCATAAATTATCTGGTAATTCCTCGCCGCCATAAATCTTGTTAGCATATTTCTTAAATGTCGGTACGCTACAACCTGCTACTTTTGCCGCTTTTACCTGTGAAACCTGCCCCGATATGTACAGGTTAATTGCTTCATAAAACTTATCTTTGTTTAGCGGGTGTACGCCTGCTGCCATAATAATCACTCCTTACCATTCTTTGCTTTCGCACCAGCTACTCTTACAAGCGTGATTCATAATGTTAATTAAAACCTTTTCAGAAGAAAAGTGAACTAAGCTGTAATCACATTGTGTTGAAAACTTTGTGTTGAAATATTCATCAACCAACATCTTGTAGTCTGTATTATCGTCCATATCACTTATAGCCGCATAATAGGTATCTGTATATCCGTCACGCTCTATGTCGGTTTCTTTTGTTAAATTATCTACTACTCTTGATAAAACCTTATCTGTTAATGGGTAGTGATATTCTCCGGTACATTCTCCGTGTTTATCTAAAAAGTATTTAAAGAATGCTTCTGTATTTTCTTTGAGCGTTTTATCGTTAGTCCAATCATAAGCTATATTGCCAGCTCTACTTATCATTCTTTCTTCGGCAACTTCCCAATCACTTTGAGAGTATTCGCTTATCGGCTTAAACTCTTTCGCTTTTTTATCTTTGGGTAAAAAAGAATTGCATTGTTCTCTGTTAAGAGAATTACACTCTGTATTTAATGTTCCGTAATTAGTGTTAGGGTAATCATTGTTAGTAATCCCTGTTAAAAGAGTTACATCTTGTGACACTCCCGAATTACACTTTGTGTTATTCCCTTGGGAATTACATTTTGTGTCATTCCCGTCTGCTTGTTTATGTAACTCCTGTCCTGCATCTTCTGCTATAACCTCTTGCCTGATACTATTTTCCCATTTTTTAACTTCTGCGTTGATAACATCATAATTAGGTCGTATATGTATAGTCGGCATTGAATTGAATTTGTATTTTGCTGTAATTACAAATTTCTTTTTCACCAACGATTTAATTGCTTTATCATACTGCCTTTCAGTAATCCTTATCTCTTCCCACCAGTCTTTTCTTTGTTTCGCAATCCAATATTCGCCGTCTTTGTATATCTTGACTTTGCTTTTGTTATCTTTAGTTGGTGCAAACCAATATAAAATTCTTGATAATAGCGCACCCTCTATCAAATCGCCTGTTATGTCAATGTATTTATGGAATGTGTGGTTACACCTTGCTGATGATAGAAAATTAACTTTTGTTTGGATTTCATTTTCTGATAGCATATTTATTACCTGCCTTTCTGATAACTGCCTTATTAACAAAACAACAAACAGGCACTAAGGCTTGTGCTTTTCGGTAGCTAACCTAGTTTGTTGTAATTGCTATGTAAGGAATCGAACCTTACGGCACCACTTATAGCAACTTACTTACACCTCTTAACCTAGGATAAGTCCGCAAACAACATTACGCACGCAGACCCAAGAAGTGCTTTCAAAACGCCGATATCGTGAATCGAACACGAACAACATTTCTGTTGGATAGCTTAGCAAGCTACTGGAATACCTTTATCCCATATCGGCAAAGTGGAGAAGATAGGAATTGAACCTACAATGTTTACCGCAAGGGAACAGATTTACAGTCTGCCGCAACACCGCCAATCGTTGCCGCTTCTCCATATCGTTTTAAAAGACTAGCATTGTGAAAATGTTTCGATTAAGGTGGATAGTTGATACTGAAAAACAATGCTAGTCTTAATAGCAGTATAGGCTATGACACCTATAACAGGTCGTGGCAAAGCTTGGATGTCATTCTACCCGTGCAGTTGGGCTCAAAGAAAGTAGCTTCGCTCGCTGTCTATCCATACAGATAACTGCTGCGCTATAGGTATAACTTAATTTTATTTGCGTATTTATAATACGCAAAACCTCACGGACTATCTGACAGTCCTTAACAGCTCTCGCTATGAGGTGAAAGGAGGACTTAATGCTAGTAAACCAATAAGTCCTGTAAAGGCACAAGTGTAATTAAACACTTGAACTACCCCTGTGGGATTTGAACCCACGATACAGGAATCAAAATCCTGTGCCTTGACCACTTGGCTAAGGGGCAATATGCTATTCTTTTGTTTCAAAGAGTACCGCATTTTTATTTGCTGTTTCAAGCTCTGTGAAGTTATCCTTGCCTTTTACAACATTTGGATTGCCATTACAGGCATTACAAGGCTTTTCACAATATAACTTATGTCTATGTTTGCACTGGTAACAGTGCTTATCCTGATTACCCATTATTTATCACCTGCCTGTCTGTGATTAGCTCTGTAAGAATCAAAGCCATTCGGATAACGTGCTATAAGCTTATCTATGTTTGTCTGCATTACATCATCAAGACTGAATCCGCAAGCTTCGCAAATCATAGCAACGTACCACATTACATCGCCGCACTCTTTCTTGAGGTGCTCTAAGTCTATGCCTTTTTCGTGGAATATGCCCTTTTTAACGAGGTCTGATAC